ATAATATAGTTAAAATATCAAAGGAAGTGTTATAATGTCAAAGTTTAAAAATTTAATATTCGGGATAAGTATTGGTATTATGATAAATATCATCACTCCAAGTTTTGCAACAATACAACAGTATATCCTTACTAAAGTTCAGTACCCAATTCTAGTCAATGGTGTAGAATATAAAGATGAAGTATTACCTATATTGAATTACAATAGTTCAACATATGTACCACTTAGAGCTATTGGGGATATATTAGGTAGTAATGTTGAATGGAATGAAGAATTACGTAGGGTTGAGATTGGGAACAGTAATGAATCTAAAACTGAACAATCATCTATTAATATAAGTGAAGAAATGTACACTAATGGATTTCCTAAATATGCATATTACAATGAAAATGAATATTATTCTGCACAATTAGCATATGACACACTATTTAAACACGGATATGAATTGATAACTAATTTCCCAAGCAGAGAAGATGGTGGATATATTATTTACAATATTCTAAATAAATCAGAGAAATATTATATATTAAAAGATAATTATTTTATGTATAACGGATTATCTTATATTAAATATGAAGCAATAAAAAGCCTAATTAATTAGGCTTTTTTTACATCGTGATTATGACTGCCAGAACTACTTGTTGTATATGTAACACCATCTACCACTACAGTATGTGAATGTGAACCATTTGAAGTTGTATTTAGTCCGTTTACTGACTGAGTTGAACTAAAATACCAATTCCCATATCCATACATATTTTTACCTGCTCCTCCAATAAACATTGAAGCAAAATCAACAGGTCTTATTTGTAACCCATCCGATAATGTATCATAGAATTCTAATCCTATATTCCCATTTGAATATATCTTTAAATCAGTATATGTACTTGAAAATGGAACACTTACTAATCCACTTAAATTACCACTTGAATTAAATGTTTCTAATTTATTACCTTGTAATCTTATCATAGCACCACTTTCAGCAGTTCTTATTGTTCCACCTGTAATTATACCTGTAAAATTTGCATTACCATTTGTATCTAAATAAAATGTTCTTTCATTTAACTTATTAAATACTTCCAATCCATTTCCTATTGAACCATCTCCATAAATTTTTATACCATTACCATCAATAGTAACTAAATTATTCCCCCCAATAGAATTATCTGTAATCAACTTAAAACTTCCACTTGTTTTAATACCTAAACTATCTATGGCAACTGAATAAGTAGCCCAATTATCTCTTGTAAATACAATTTTATCACTAAATATTCTCATTTGCCCATCTGCATCATCTGAATCCCTAGTATAGATACCTCTTCTTGTAATTTGTGCCTGTTGAATTAAATCATTAACATCATCTTTTTGTTCTATAAAAATTTCTTTTGTATTTATATCTATAGGTTTTTGAGCTTCTTCCTCTAATATAGCCACTTTTTTAGTAGAAGTATTCCATGAACCTGAACTAATATTTACATTTGTTGAAGTTTGCTTAGAGTTAGCCCATAAAGCTGTTAAATAATTCAAATCATCATTTAAATATGATTTATTTGATATAGTTATTTTTAAATTATTATTGTCATAATCATGTTCAATTGATGTTATAATAGTTTCATATGACACTTTATCTAATTGTTCAGTTCCGTATAATAAAAGATATTGACTATTTGGAGTTGAATAACTTCCAACACCACCAAAGCCATGAAGTTTATTTACAGTAAAATTATCGATATCATTATCAAGAGTGACTCCTAACTCGTCTGTTAACTCTCTATCTGTCCATGTACCCATAGGAGTTTCGGTAGTTTGTAAATAAAGTTTACCGTCTTGAGTATATAGAATATGAGCATTATTATCATTAGCATGGAATAAATCTGGTTGTTCACCAGTACCTAAATTTTGTATCTCTTTAAAAACAATTGCCATTTTATAATTCACCTACTTTCTATTTGTGATTAAAAATATTTTGAAATATTTTTATAATATTATAGACAATATATTTACAAGTATGTTATAATATTTACATAAGGAACATACTTGTAATATTGTTTATGATTAACTATCTAAAATCCTATATTTATTGAAAAAGTCACCTTTTTTCGCTCTCACAACACAGTTGTACCAATGGTTTCAAGTTATGATATAATATTAGTTTTATTTGGTTAGTGTATTTTGTCCTTGGTTATTGTTTTATATTTATTTTTATACCACATTACCATCAGCAAATTGAATTGAGAAACCTATATCTAATACGTGATTTGAATCTTTAGGGATATAATCTACTGAGTAATCTGCTGTTATTACTGCATTTAATGCAGGGGGAGTTGTGAATTGGATTTGATTCTTTTTATTATATACTTGGTATAATCCCAAAACACTACCTCCATTTGCATATAAGCACTTATACCCGTTATTACCTTCTGGCGTAATATTTGCTGACAATGCTGTTATATTGTTTACTTCTACATCTGGATACATAGTCATTGTATCTGTAGTGAAGTTGTAATTAAAGCATTTAATACTACTACCTATTACCATAAAGTCCGAAGTTGTTTCATCCACAATTATTTCTGATATATTACCAGCTGATATATTAAGTGTTCTGGCATTACTGATAGCGTAGGTAATGGGTGAGTAATCATAAATCTTGATTGAGTTGAGTTGACCTACCACTAAATAAGAATGGTTGAATATAAATTTTAATGCAAATATATCCCCAATAGATGCTACATTTACAGCTCCACTAAAAACACCTGTCTCTGAAATATTGTAGCGTAACATACCTGTTGTACTACCATTACTACCAACAAAAAGTCTATTTTCATCATGACTTACTTCAATTAACGTACCTCTATCATTACTACCAAGACCTCCTAATTCTACAGTGCTTATTTGAGAACCTATTATACCTGCATTATAAGGATATGAAACTACCTCTATAGAACGACTTGATGTTGTTCTTGCTTGTAATAAAATGCTTTCATTTCGGATTAATCTTAAACTTCTCCTATTACGGGATGTGTATGATGTATTAACACCAGTACCAGTAGAACTTATGAAACCAAGTGTAAATGTGTTTTTATCAAAAGAGTATACCTGTGTTCCAGTTGAAAATCCAGTTATAAGTACTTCGGTATCATCAGAATTAAATATAATATCATATCTACTTGTGCTAGTTAGAGTGTGATTTATTAATGTTGTTTGAAATGTTGGTTCTTTTGTATTAGGGTCTAGTAAGAAAATAAATAACAAAACTGATGTCATTGCAGCCAAATACATCCCATCATTAGAAATAGCTGTACCTCGTAATGTGTTAAGAGTGTTGCTTGCAGTGAAAAGTCTAGCTACACCAAGAGTGTTGGATTCAATAATGGAATAGTCTATATTGGCAATCTTTGTTACTCCGTCTACCTTAATTACTTGAGTATTCTCTTTTATACGGCTGAAATCAAATTCAAATACGCTACTTATTCCATCCCCAACACCTATACTTTCATTGGTTATATTAAAATTATCAAATACTGATGTAATTGGTAATTTACTTGAAAAAATTCTACGAAAATTATTACTAACTGTTTCACCATAAGAAAAGTGTTTAATCCCTAATGATTCGTTATTAGCAGAGGTAGTCGCATATCTTACCGTACTAAACACTATTTTTTTATTTGCATTATCTGCTGTAAGCGTCGGAGCACTACTAGATGTTCCAAATCCTATTTGTGATTGTGCTGGTGAAGCAAAATAGACTCCATTTAAACTGGTTGCTTCTCCTAATAAATAGCGAACTAGCGTATTTGAATCAAAATTTATAGAATTACCCATGTTCAACCCCCACCACTCCGTATTACCATAACTCATCTCCCCCAAAGTAATATATACAGTAGCATATATAGTAATTTGGTCAAATAATCCTTTACTTACTGCAATAGGGTTGCCTTCGCTATCTTTAATCAACGCATGTGTTACTATGCTTGTTGTTGTATGACCTATACCAACCTCAGCAATACTTGTGTTTTGATATTCTTCTGGTAATAATACAATCTTTTGTTTCCATGATATTGGAGTTGGTGTAGATAATATATAATTTCTACTTACATGTGTTACAGATTTACTTCCCATAGCAGTAAATAATGTCGTTCTAGCCGTACTTAATGTACCTGTTCCACTACCAAATACTATTGTGTTAAAATATGTATTTCTAGCACACAATCTAGTCCACATGGCATCTACAATCATATTATATGCTTCATAGTTTTCAACTTCTCCTGTTTGGGTATTTACTTTCTCTATTTCAAACTTATTGTGTATTCCTACTTTTCCTTCTATATTCAAAATTATCACTCCTTTTACTCTATTTTTATTTAGTTTTATTAGTTATTTATTTATTTTATGGGTTAATGCCACCTGTGTAGGTTAATACAATTGTATAATTAGTTATACTAGCTTTAATGTTTTCAGATGCACCTTGATATATTGTATAATTATTAAATCTATCATCTGTCGTAGGATGACTTCCTTCGCCTATTACTTTATTCATTATTGGTGATAAGGTAGTTGTATAATTAGTCATGTTACATTTTATATTTTCAGGTGCTATTGACGGATTAGGCACTCTAACTAAATCAGCAGGTGTAAATACTTGTGTAAAACTTTGTACTACGCCGCCTACCCCTTGTAGATTGCCTAATACTGCGTTATAGGATATGGTTATATTTCCCTGTACATTATTAAATCTTTTAAGTGGTTTAGTGTTTAATATTATTTGTTTAGAATTAGATGGATAAGCTTCAACACTCAACACTTGAATATCACTATTCGCCAAAGTTCCTAATTCTTCACTAGGAAATTCAGTATATAAAGGTTCTTGTGCAGTAACCGTAAACGCTTGTTCATTCCCTTTGGGTAAATTAGCAAAAAGCTCTATGTCATAAATATATAAATATGTACTATGTTTACTTGTTATATTCCATCTATAATATCTATAAGCTGTAGTATTAACAAAATCAAATACTTTCCACCCTGACGAGTTTGCACTTGTAGAATTAACTAAAGCAGACGACCAATTTGTGCCATCATTTGAGCCGACTAAATTAAACGCATTCGGTGCATATGTGCTTACATACCATCTAAATTTAGTTGCCACTACTTCATTGCCCTCACCTAAATCAACTTGTATCCATTGTGGCATAGCTAATCTTGTTTCCCAATATGTAGATGTAGAACCATCAAATGCTAGATTTGGAGTTTGAGTTGAATAAGAATTACTAGCACTATAACTTTGCCATGCAAAATCACGATTTCTAGTAAGCTCAGTTTCAACTAATCCACCTACAGGAGTTGGTGTTTTACCACTAACGTCACCAATTAAATTCTCTGTGAATTTTACTACTATTTTACCACCTTGACCTTTTGTAAAACTATTCATTAAATATCACCTCTACTTCTGGTGCTCCAACCGTTACTTTAGGTGCTACTAAACCAATAGGTGTAAATGTTAATTCAAAACTATTTACATCTTGACCAGCTTCACCTTGTAATGTTCCAGCACTTAATGTATAATTAACCGTTAAATCACCTACACATTCATTAAAATTACTTGTTGTAATTAAAAATTCTCTACTACCATCAAATCTACCTAATGGTATAGGGTCTGCCCAATTAACACCTTTATTAGTAGCACTAACAACGTAGTTATTAGGCACTGTATCTACAACTGTACATTGTGCTTGTAACCCTGTTGCATTTTGTATTCCATTTGCAAATGTAACTTTAACCATGTGCCCATTACTATGCCAATTATGTGATATAAGTATTGTATGACCACTTGTAGGTGGTGAGTTGAATATTACTCTACCATTCGGATAATCCATAGTATAATCAGTTATTATAGTCTGTGTAACACCGTTTACTTTAACAATTTCACTACCGTCTACAATTGGATACCACGTTGTTTCATATTCAGTAGTTGTATTATCACCAGAACCTAGTTCAAACTCCTCCTGAGTGACCACAGAGGCTACATTCTCTATTGTGACAGGTAGGGTATCTCCACCGAATAAAACGAACATTTTATAATCAGTTATAGTCGATTCTATGTTCTCAGCTTCCCATTCATACCTTCCCCCTTGTTGACTTGGATTATCTACTGGATAATCACCATCACCAATAACAAAATTCATTATAGGGCTTAAAGATATAGTATAATCAGTTAATCCCACATCAATATATTCATCAGGTACAGATGTCCCAATATAATTACGTTCAGATATATACCATCTTTTAATTCCTGTTGTTGCACTCTCTATCATAACACCTAACTTATAATCATTTGTTATAAACACATTTAGATTTTCAGTAACCCCATCAAATTCTACTAATCTCTCTTCTGGACTCCATCCATATGAATCTTCATCAATTTGAACATAACTTCTATAATAAACCCAATCATTACTTCTTATATATGCTACAAATAAACCTTGGTCATCCTCTGTATTAATACCACTTTTCCATCCTCTAACAGCCTTAACTTGTTTAACATCACCTGCTAAAGCAACTTTAGTATCAGATTCATCCCATAATTGTGTCCATAATACATCATCCATATCTACCCAAAATATCTGTGGTTTGTCATATGTTTTTATTCTTGTTACATTCCCAACTAAATACCATCTTCCGTCGAAAGCAATAGATACTGCTTTTGCTTCTCCTAACGTAAATTCATATATAAATCCAATTTGATTTGTATCAGGATATTTCATTATTGAACAACTAGCTATGCCATCTTTAATATGTATCTCATAAATTTCCGTTGGTCTTGTATAAGTTAATTCTCTTTTAGGTGCTACTGCTACATCTGCAAGATTTAAATCATGACGCATAACTACCTTATTCATTAATAAAGGAATCGGATAATTAGGCAATATTGCAGGTGGTGGGTCTACAGGTTCAACATACACAGGGTCTTCTGGTGGGGGGAATAAAGGTACTTCTTCAAATGTTTGCCATTGGAAATAAGGATATTGTTGGTTATTAATATTGTCAATATTCCATATCTGTGTAAAATCCCAATTGGTATAAGTTGTTGTATTACTATTTGGATATATCATTTGAGATGTTGTTTTTGGAGTACCTTTGTTATCAACAATCCAATCTCCTTCTCCTACTATAGACACTGTTTCATCATAAAATGTATTAGTAGTGGTAATTGTACCATTATCATAGCTATTATCAGTTATCATTCCAATGCCTCCACCATAGTTATATGAATTACTAGGTGTTAAAATTATTTCTACAGAAGCATAAGAATTAGAAAGATTAATATGTCCAGTATTAACTTTAAATACAAATCCAATTAATCCACCTATTGAAGATACATCTAGGGTATTTGTAATAAATTCAATTTTACCTATTGCATAGCAATTTTGTATTGTTTGTGTTCCATTTAATGATGTATTTATATACCCTATTAAACCACCAAAACCATCTCCATATCCACTTTTGTCTCCTAGAAAGTCAATTATGGCATATGATTCTTCTATTATATTATTTGTTCCTGAAAACATACCTATTAATCCACCAATCTGATATCCATTATCTGTATCATATCCACTTGATGTATAATTAAAAATAGAACTACATTTTCTTATAGTTGAGTTACTACCTAAATATCCAACTAAACCACCTACATATTCAAATCCTATCATAGTGCAATTTGATGAACAATATTCTAAAATAGAGGTATCCACATCTCCAAATAATCCTCCCATGTATGAACCATATGTTCCTTGTTCTATAGATATATTTCCTTCATAACTACAATTATTTACTTGTGAAGAATCAAGATAAAATGATATTCCTCCAATTGAAGACCCTCCGTAAATATCTCCTTTTATATTACAATTTAAACAAATTGTATCATATATATTTGATGCTAATAATCCACAATATATAGCAGATGCAGAACTTATATTGCAATTTACCATATTTAAATTTTTTATAATACATTTATTATTTGTTGTACCATCTATAGTATCAAATAAACCTAATTCATCTATTGCTCCTACTACTATGCTCATATTACTAATAGTGAAATTTCCCCCATCATATTCTCCAAAAAAAGATTCTACATAATTATAACTTCCATCTTTCCCAATTGGAATCCAACTATCACCATAATAACTTAAATCTATATTTGCAGTTTGCCTATAATATTTATAAACTCCTGCTGATAATGTATTGTGGATAGCTCTTAAATCTTGAGCATCTTCAATCAAGTAAGGTGTAGCTTGAATACCGTTACCTCCTCCAAATAATCCACCAGCCATAAAATTTCACCTCTTTTCTTTTCTAAATTACTTATTCATATGGAACAATTAAATTTACCTTATGTCCTAATTTTATTTTATTCCAAACATATGATTCTGCATTAATACCAAAAATGTCTACCATATCTACCTGTATATCATATGATGACTGAGAATTAATATCTAAATAACCTCTTGCTAAATATAATAATACACTTGGGTCATCTGTTTCAAATTGTTGTTCTCCTTCTCTAATGAAGTTAACAAGTTCTTGTTGTAATTCTTCTGTTAAATTAGCTTCATAACTTACAGAATAAGATAAACTTGAAAGTTGATTGTTTACGGAAGTTATTTCAGCTTCTTTAGAAGTTATTTCAGCTTCTTTAGAAGTTATTGCTCCTTTTTTAGCAGTTATTAAAACTCCCCATTGAGCATAAGTATTACCATTATATGATAAACCTGTTTTAACAGAAATATCTTGACTATTCTCTAAGATTATCAAGTCAGTTTCTAAATCAGCTAATTCGTTATTTAAAACTGATAATTCAGTTCTTTTAACAGATAATGTATCTAATAATGCAGTATAATTTGGAGTTTCAGTTGTTATTAAGTTTTCTATATATTCTAATCTATCTATTAAAGGAGTGCTCATGTATTGAGGTTTCATAAAGAAACCAAAGTTGTCGATATACTCTGTTCCTAAAATATTTACCGATGAAATATCGGTTTCATCTGTACCTCTAGCATATAGTCGAGTGATGATATCATCAGTGTTTAATTGGGATTTATATTGGTCTATATAATTCTGATGGTCTAATATTAATCCTGTATTTGCATTTAATCCTAATGAATAATATGGGTCACCATGTTCAACAATATCTATTATTTGTAATGCTGTATGAAATATAAAAATACAATTATAATTATTCTCTATTGTTTTTATAGCATCTAGCACTTTTGCACTTGGTATATTTATATATCTTATTTGACTCATTAATGGCACTGTTATATATCCTGCTTTCCATTGACCTTTTGATAATGATAATATATAATCTACCATACCACTATTAGGTAAATCATTAACATCCCATTTACCAGTATATAATTGAAATCCTCCATCATAATCTGATGGGGGGAAATTTCTAATTAATTGACCATTAAGCCTAACTTCTAAACTATAAGCTTTAACTTCTTTATAAATATGGTCACCTGAACTAATAATAATATCATCTATACTATAAAGAAACACTTCTTCCATAGTGTCATCAATCCATTTTTCAACTCTTATAACATTTGTTTTATAAATTTTATCAAATAAATCATTTAGTGTTCCATCTTCAAATTTTTCATGAATTATAAAAGACATTTCATCTACATTTTTCAACTGCCATTTAAATTTTCTATCCGTACTAGAATTAGTTAAACATCCTATAATCTCATATGGTGAACTACTTTTACATAAGTATATTTCATATTTAAATTGCCTTTTTCTATAATCATCAATTAACAATCTTATCATCCTTTCTATGTGAATACAGGGAAATGTTGTCTGAATTTAATTATACAATTTCCATTCACTTGTATATTGTTAACACCTTGTTTTAATCTCAACCAATTCTTATTAAAATTACTATATCTATTTACTACATCCCCTTCACTAGTTACGATTATCCTTTTTTGATTATCTACGTAAATTGTTTCATTATATAATAAATTATCAAATTTTAAATTATTATTGTTATCACTTAAATTAATTAATTCAAAACTAGTATCTGTACCCAATAATTCAACTTCTATTTCAGGATAAAAATATTCCATAATATTAGAACCGTTAGTCATTTGAATAGTTGTAGGAGTTGGAGTAGACGTTAAATCAAATGTTTGCATAGTATCTGTTGTCCAAGCAAATCCATCCCTACATCTAAAACTTATTGGTATATAACCTTGTTCTAATCCATTTGTTATAAAATCTGCTTTATTATTCGCAATCACATAATACATTTTATCTTCATCATGCTCTGCAATAAAAGGCTTATATTCTGTTTTAAATAACCATTGTGCTAAATCGTATAATTTTTGTTTAGTCATTCCATCCTCAGAAGATATAACTATATCAAATTGCAAAGGTTGAAATTTTATACCATAAAAAAATGGATACAATGATTTATTAGGATGATTTTCTAAAATATCTTTGCTTGATGCATAAGGAACTGTAATCATTCCTGATTCTAATCTTGATAAATAAACTCCCATAGAATCACTTGATATACCATCAAATGTAAATTTTGTACCTATCATATTTTATGTCACTTCCTTTCTTATTTATAAAATAAAAAGTAAAAATGTATTGTATTAATATATTAAATATATTATAATCATAATACATTATAGATTATAATTAATACAATACATATATGTTACCATCCTCTTTTTTTTAAATTTTCTTTGATATCAGATAAAATACTTTTACCTGCATCTGTAATTTTACTAATTACATTACTACCATCAACACCATTTAATATAATACTTAAATTCATACCACTTGTATTTGTTGCAACTGGCTGTACAGTTGTTGGTTTTGTTGTTTGTTTTAACATACTATTTACTAAGCTAGTAAAACTCATATTTTTTGGTACTAAATCAGTACTGCTTTTAGTTCCAGTTTGAAAAATACTTTTTGTACTAGGCATAGAATCAGTACTTGATGTTGTAGTAGAACTACCTGTTTTAGCAACATACCCTATAAGATTTTCAAAACCCCATTGATTAGCATCTCTTAATGCTTTAGCTTGTGCAGATATTTCTTTCATTTTTGCATCTGCTCCTTGTGAAAGTTTTTCTCCTGGAGATAAGCTATTTAATTTATTATACTGAGCTTGTAACTTACCTATTTCTTCCTTATCTAATTCAGATTGGGATGGTTTATTACCTCCTGTAGCTAATAATGTCTCTATATTTTGTCCACTTGCTAATCTACTTTTTGGCATTACTAATGAATCTTTTTGACTTTCTTCTAGTTTTAACAATGCATCTGTTGCCTCTTTAATTGATTTTGTTATTTCATCTACATTTGTTTTCATTGATGTTGTTTTAGTATCAAAAGCATTTGCGTATCCTTCAAATACCCCATAGAATGTTTTTGTATTATCTCCTAATATTTTAAATAATTCTGGAAATTCTTTAGATATTTCATCAAATGATTGTTTTGCTAATGCACTACTAGACATAGATGCTATTTTTTCATTATTAAATTTTTCATCTAATTGTTTCTTTTCATCATCAACAAGATTTTGTTTAGTTTGAAGATTATTTTGTAAATCTTCTTTTTGTGCATTCCTACTATCCTTAATTCTATTTTCTTCTATACTTTCTAATTCTTTTGCTAAGTCTTCTTCTAATTTTTTACGTTTAGCTATACCTGATAAAGAAGTGTCACGTGCTAGTGCATCAATTTTAGATTGGATTTGTTGAACATTTTTTACTTCTTTTTCTTGCCTACGTTTTTTATCCTCTAATCCCCATTCTCTTTCTTTTTCGGCTATTTTTTCATCTGTTGCTTTCTTAACGGCTTCAACTTCATCATCTAATGCTTTCTTGCGTAATTCTAGACCTTTATTTATAATATTTCTGATTTCTTGTTCGCCTTTTTCAACTTGTTCTTTATATGTCTTTTGAAATTCTTCTACTGTTTTTTTCATAGAGTCCCCAACACCATTAACTGAATCTCTAAGATTATGCCAATCAGTTATTAAATTAGGGATTTCTACTCCTGTAAGTTTAGACCAATCTTCAAATTTTTTGATAATATCTTCTAATTGTTTTTTTACAGGCTCATAAACTTCTGGGTTTCCTAAATTATCAGCTTGAAATTGGTTGTATTCATTAGCTAACCTTGCAATAACATCTTGAACATTAGACATTTTCATTCCATCATTAATACTATTGGCTATGTTTTTTTCATCTAAAATACCTTCGAATTTTAAATTTAAAGGTTGACCTCTAAATTTTAAATCTTTTATTTCATTAAACATAGTAGCTCTATCAGTACGTTTCATGTCAGTTTTTCCAGCAATTAACATTTGTTTTTCTTTTAATAAATCTATTTGCTCCTGATAAATATTTACAGTTTTTTGCTCATCATCTTTATATACTTTTAATAATGCATCTTGTCTAGACAATAAGGCTTCGATTTCTGATAGTTTACTTTCCATTTGAGAATATCTATCAATTATAAATTTATCTAAAACAATACCTATGTTTTTTATTATTGCTTCTTTTTCGCTCCATTTTGCTTTATCATCAGGCAACTCTTTTGCTCCAATATCCATAAATCTGGTAGATATGTCTTTGAATTTCTCATAATCTTTTTTAGCTAATGCTTGAGCGTCAGCATCTTTTATCTTATTTAATTGTTCTACCATTTGTTTATCTAATACATCAAGATTAGATATTTTCATCCCATCATTAATTCTATTGGCAATATCATTAGGGTCTACAATACCTTCAAATTTTACATCAATGGCTTGTCCTTGAAATTTCATGCCTTTTATGTCCTTATATAAATCAGCTCTTTCAGTTCTTTCTATTGTTGCTTTTTTAGCTATTACTTTTTGTTCTTGTTTTAATAATTCTATTTTTTGTTTATATAATTCAAGAAGTTTTTCTTCATTACCAACACTTCTTTTAGCTACTGCTTCATTTTCAGATAATAATCCTTGTAGTATTTCTAATTCACTATTAATTTGGACATATCTATCATACATAAATGATTCTGGTGTTTTTGCTTCTTTAGTTTTATCTTTATCTTTTTTAGAATCATCTGTGGGTACTTTAGTTACTTGAGCAGATATTTTACTAGATGAGGTATCTACTTCATTTTTCAATTGTTTAGCTACACGTAAATCAGCTTCAAGTTGTTTTAATCCTGCATCTGTTGTTACAGCCTCAATCCCCATTGCCATAGGGTCTTTTTTTTTATCATATTTTTTAGTAGCATCTTTACCAAATAATGATGATTTTGACATAAACATATTTGCTGTATCTGCTAAATCATTAAATGATTTTTGCATAGCAATTTTATTATCAGATATAGTTTTTAACATTATTTTTCTTTGAGCTATAGCGTTTTCAAGAGTAGCTATTGTATTACCTTCTTCATAACCTTTCCAATCTTTACCCATTATTTTAAGAACATCTTCTTGTATTTTGATTTTAATATTCTCAATATTTCTAAAACTATTAGCATCAGCTTGATATACTTTACTTATCTCATTTTTTAATGCAATATTTTTTTTTAATACTTCTTGATAAAATTCATCATTTAATTCTAATTTACGACCAATAGATTTTTCTAATTCAGGAATTTCATCTCCTCTAATTTTTTTAATTTCTTTTAATAATGCTTGTTCATCTCCCAGCATTGATAAAAGTTGAGGATATTGAAAAATTAAATCTTTTAATGTGCTCGCTGATAATGTTTTATTTTTTATGACTTCTTGTTCAGCATTATTCATTTTATCAATAACTGATAATGAAGCATCATATGCTTTTGTAGCATCTTCTAATTGTTGTTTCCATATAGCATCATATTTAGAATTATCTTCTTGAACACCATTTAATTCCTTTAATGTTTTTATAAATTTTTCTATATTGCCTGTATTTATTTTACCTTCACCAATTTTTATAATTTTTTTAGTCATTTGGTCTGGATTCAATGATTCATCCGATAAAATTTTAATCATATCATTAGCAAATTTTTGAGTTTCTTTTATTATTTGCTCTTTGCCTTTTGAACCAATATCTTTTACATAAAATTTTTCCATAAGTGAACTAAATATATTTTCTTTACCTTCTGGTATTTTATTTAAATCTTCTAAACCTGTTCTAACACCATCTTTTATTTCATTTAAAACATTTTCATAATCTTTATTTAGACCTTCTAATGCTTTAAGATATGTTTGTAATGATTCAGTTGCCGATTTCATCATTATGTCTGTAGGTTTATCATTTCCCATCAAATCTATGATATCTTTGCCAGCCATTGATTTTATTTCAAAATCAATAGGTATTGTATTTTTACCTAAAGTTAATTGGTCTATCATAGCTTGTACTGTTTTTATATCATCTGTTATGCTTAATGTGCTTCTAGACTCTTGAGCTGTTTTATAAGCAGGAGATTTTAATATTGTTCTTCCTTCTTTAGTTTGTGCTAAATCTTCTTTTTGTTTAATATCTTCAAATGCTGTTGTTATTTTTTTATCTTGCTTTTCTGCTTTTAATGCTTTTATTTTTTTGATATTATCATCATAACTTCCAGTTAATAAATCAATTTCTCTAGCTTCTGCTCCAAATTCTGCAATTAAATTTCTTTGCATTTTTCTTAAATTATCTCTTACTTCTACACTTTCATTTATAGACTTTGCATTATCTTTATAGTAGGATTGTGCATCAGCCAACATATCAATAGACTGTTGTTGTTGTTGCTTCATTTCTTCATGTTCACGCTTAGCTTCTTCACGTTTCATTTTTGAGTAATTAAGATACATCATAATACCTGTTACAACTAATCCAATAATTGGAAGTAAATTAGCGTATGCAAACTTTAATGCAGTTACTGCTAATGTTTGTGCTTTTGTTGCAATAATTTGTAGTAATGTTTGAGTTCTTAATACACCCATAGCTGTTGTAACTGATTTTATACCAGTAATAGAAGATAATGCAAATAATTTCATTCCATCAATAGCATATAATATTTTTATGTAAATAGTATCAAAAATTGATTTAATTTGTGTTAAATATACCATACTTAATATTGTTCCTGTGGCTATCAATACAGTATTTAAACTTCCAAATAAATTAACTAATACTGTTAACGTTGATATTAATCCTTTAAATATAACAGAACCATTAAAAAAATTATACCATACTCCTTCTACTGTAGCTTTTAATATTTTCATTTTACCGTCTAAACTTTCAACTTGCTTTTGATTTTCTTTCATAGCAGAACCACTACTATTTATAGCTTTATTGCTTGATGATACTGCAATATCAAAATTTTCAATTAAACCTATTAATTTTGAATAATGATGTGTTCCACCAATATCAAAAGCTAATCTTTGTTTATCTCTTGAACTTAAATCATCCCATTTATCTACAATATCTTTTAAAATATCATCAAATGACCTAAACTCTTCGGATGTTTTTCTTATACCAATACCAAAATCACTTAATGTCTGTTCTGCTTTTGACATATCTAGTTCTTCTGTTCCAACTCTTGATAAACGAGATATTATACTTTTTAATGCAGTACCTACCTCAGAACCTGTTGCTCCTGTAGCAGATGCCATTGCAGTTGTATAACCTATTAATTCCTCCATTTTAATACCTGCTTGATTTGCCGCAGCACCTACTGTTTCTATAGATGAAGCTAAATCTTGAGCTGTTACACGGTAATTATTTTGGACTTCATTAAATGAGTCTAATATACTTTCTGCATCTGACATATCTTTTTTAAATGCTAAAATAGATATACTTAATGCTTTAGCTCCTTCTGATGCAGACATCCCAGTTACATTACTTGTCATTACAGCTACTCTTGAGAAAGCTATTAACTCTTCTGGATTTAAATCTCTATAACTTCTTCCAATTTCAGCAAAAGAATTCATTATTTCTACAGATGATTTACCTAATTCTTTACCTAATGCAATAGAGCTCTCTACTAATCCTTCCATTTGTTGTGTAGTAAAATTAGTAACTTTATTTAAATCTGTTAATGCCTTATCCATTTCAAATATGTATTTTACTCCATCTTTCATAGCTTTAACTGCTTGCATTACCACTGTAGTTACACTCATCCATGCAGCAAAAGCAGGAACAGCTGATTTCATTTTATCTAGAAATCCCATATCTTTTAAACTTAGTTTTCTTGTGCCTTGTTCTAATACTCCTATTGATTCAGCTAACCCATCAACATTCATAGTAAATTGTTTTATTTCATTTCCTTTTCTAGCCGTAAATTGTTGGCTTATTATGTTTCTTTCAACATCTCCAACTCTTTTCATTTGCTCTGTTAATCTACCATATCCGACAGTCCATCCAGGCAACGTTTCTCTTACAAATGCATCTGCTTTTTGTTTTATTGTATTTACATCAATATCTACTAATCCTCTACCTATTTTATTCATGCTTGCAAATACACTATCTAAATTTTGACCACTTACTCCTCTTATTTCTTGATGAAGTCTTTTAAAATTATTAGTATAATCAGCTAAAGCTTGATTGCTTGCTTGTATTTGGGTATCAAATTTAGCATTTTGACTTAATAATTTTAATTGATTATTGATATCTCTTATTACAGGTTCAGTATTTTTACCTGATACTCCAATACTATTAATTGATTGACTAATGTTTTTATACATAGTATTTAAAGTAGAATCATCTCCACCTTTAAAAGCCATAGAATAAGTATTTTTTATATTACTAAGTTTTTCTCGTAAAGTATCAACAGTACTTCCCATTTTTTTAGAATTTTCAATAATATCTGTTTGTACAGTTTGAAATGTTCTACCTACTACTTTTCCTGATTCATCTAATTGATAATTCCAACGCATTGTTGCTTGAACAGACCTACCATAATCATCTGTAAATGTTGCTACGGCTTGTTTAACTTTATTAATATTATCTGCTTTAATAGATTCATCTAATACAGTTTTTAATTTACTAATCTTTCCTTCTGCTACACCTAATGTATCTGCAATAGATTTTTGTATGCTTCCTTTATCTACTTTTAAAACTTTACCTTCATCCCAAACACTTGATATATTGGATACAGTACTTTGAACCATACCTTTAATTGCTTGTGTTTGTACTTGAACATCAGTTCCATCTACTTTAAGTTTTACTTTAATTGCTTCACTAATTTTAGAGTTTAATTGCTTTATTTGGTCATGGATATATCCTACTTTTGTATCAATTTTAAGTTTAACTTGTAATTTAGTAAATTCCATATCTTTAAACTTATTTAATTGTTCATTTATATCTGATTTACTAGCTTTAATTTGTAATGCTATTGATACGGTATTTTTTATTTTTGCCTCTATGCCTTTAATCTGTTGTCTAAGTTCAGCTTCTGTTGCTTGTAAGGTTATACCTAAACCTAATCCAAATTGTTTAGCCATTTTTTACAACTCCCTCCTATAATCTCTTTTACTTATTAATTCAGTCAACAATTTAACGCAAAATAAAATAGATTATTTAGGTGTTATCCTATCTGTTTATTATATTATAATCTCTTTTATTATTCAGTTTCATTTTTCATATTTGTATTTGTGCCAAATATATTGTTTTTCTCTTCTTCAAATGAACGTAAGTCATATATTGACGTAGTACTTATATCTGAATGATGAGCTATATATTTACTTACGATGCTCATATCTACTCCATCTTGGAGTAAATGTGTAACACAGCTTGCTTTAAATAAATGAGGATTGATTCTTCTGCCTAATAATGGAGTTAATATATCCCTACAAAAACTATTAGCCCATCTCTTTGACATATGAGCAATACCTTCATGTGTTTTTACTGAAAATATATAATCATGGTCATATCCTCTTTTTTCAACCCATAACTTCATATATTTTAATGCTTCAAAATTTATCATATATTTTAAAGGTTTACCATCTACAGATTTTCCTTTTCCTCTTACTGTATGACTAAGAACATAATTTTGTCCTTCTGGAATAGGATAGTTTAATATTTCAGTTTTAAATTGTACAAGCTCTGCTCTCCTGCCTCCTACATTAAATGCAGTAGATACCCAAGCCAATCCTAAGTAGTGACCTTTTTTTTCTAAATATTCCATAATTATTTTATATTCTTCTTTAGTTATAAGAACTTTTTCATATACATTATTTTTAGCTACAGATGGCATCCCTCTTGTAAAATTCCTAAATTGCTTATATTCTTCTACATCATCCATTACAATATTTTCTATATAATTACAAAAACTTGAACAAGCTGATTTTCTTAACTTAATAGCACTAGAAGATAATCCTCTTTCAGTCATTGAACTCATATAACCCATAAAATCACGTTTAGTAATTTTATAAAATTTTTTATTTCTAAGAAATTCATATGTATAATAAAAGAATTGTTTTAAACAAGTAGTATATTGTAACCTTGTTTCTTTACTTAATTGATTGTTTACACGTAGGAATTCTTCTACCAGTTGTCTATTTTCTTCATCTACTAAAAGCCACATTTCATCTGTTATTGGGTCTTTCTTATCTGCTGATTCTCTTAACATATTCTTCTTTATTTGTATGGTTTCTTCTTGTTGTACAACATCTTGTACAATGTTCTCATTTTCATTTTTAATTTCATCTTTTATTTCTTTTTTTTTCTTACCCATAAAACCCCTCTTTTCTACATAGTATTTATGCAATATTTACTATAAACCCATATCCTCCTGTTTTTATGTCTGTTATAAAAAAACTAGTAAATCCTTCTTTCATTAAAGCATTTTCTAATTTCTCTCTAAATCCTAATCCTTTTCTTGGAAATAATCCACCTGTTGTTCCATCCATTAACCATACAGGTAATGATGTTCTTATATCATTACCATATATATCTGCATGGATATTCCATTTCCCTTGTGTTACCATTATAGTTGTTAAATAAGATGTATCTATTTCTATCCTAAATCCCATTCTTCTACTATTTGTAGCACCTAACATTCTAATTTTAGAACCTCTTACAGCATTTAAAAATTCACCTGTCCTATGATAATACATAGGAGAATAAGCATTATATAAATACTGTTCTACATGATTCGACATATCAATTATTATACTATCTGCTAACAAAAGTAAGACCTCTAAATCACGTTGATTTAATAAATCAAATACCTCTTTTGCAGTTTCTAATACCTTCACATAATCACCTACCTTTTTTAAAAAAAATGACTTAATCTTTTTAATCTGAAATTTATAATCTAAAATATTATGTCTTTTAAGACGTTTATCTTATAAACAAATATAATTTATCAACTTAATATAAAAAACCATTCTACTGAACTCTCAAGTTATCATAGGATGGTCTAGTACTACTTTTTTAATTCAATATTTTCTAAATATAATGTCTTTATAATTTCAACTAACTCTTCTGCTAATAAATGCTCTTGTAGTAATTTTAATTTATTACCTATCTCTTTTTTATTATCCCCTAAAAATTCACTCATATTTGATATAGTGAAATTTATGAACTCTTTATTCTGGTTCATGTTTACCTCTTCTCTATATATCTATTTATAATTATATTTTATATTTTCATATAATAATTAAACCTAATATAAATGTTAGGTTTAATTATTTATATGATGTTATATCATAATTTATTTCTATTTTTGAGCTTCTGTTTCTATTGTATTTTTATCTACATCTTCATCTTTATTTTTACCACTTACATAATTAAATATTTCAGACACATTCTTATATTGTTCAGGGTCAATTTTCTCAAATTTCTTCTTAATATCATTTAACCATGTACCAATTTTCTTTGATGAAGGTAATCTTCCCATTACTTCACTTACTCCATTAGCAATTATACCTTCAACTGTATTATAAAGTGCTATATCACTTTGTATTTTTTCTTCTAAATACATTTTTATAGTATCTATTTCAGACTTTGGTATACTTAAAAGAATAAATCCCATTATACCTGATGATTTTAACCAATCATATTCATCCACAATTTCATCTTCATCAAATTCTATATCAGTATAATTACTTACTAGCATCAATTCTAATGTAAAATGCTTTTGTATTGGGTCTACATATTTTAATCCATTCCCATGTTGTGACACACATGATTTAATAAGATTTTCTACCATAACATGTTTCTCTATAAAAGGTAAATACTCTTTAATTTTTACAACACTTTTAATCTTTTCAATATCTTCTTCATAAACTACTTTTAATTCTAAAATATTCATTTCCTATTCCCCCTTTTATTCAATTACTATTTGATTAATTTGTATTCAGAACATATATTATCTACAATTTCTTCTTGTATCTTACCATCTATTGCTTTTGCTAATATACTACAATTCCTTTTATACCTTGAACAAGTTTCACATTTATTTTTAAATGTTTCAAATATTCCTATAGTATCAAATATTCCAATATAATCAACTGGATATATTTCTATTTCTATTCTTGGATTTTTAGAATCATAATACACCCTATTTACTCTTTCTAATGCAGTATTGTCATCTACCCAAATTTTTTGAGTATCTGTAATAGCATCTAACATTATTTTAAAATAATTATTTGCATCTTTATCAATTCTATCAAAATAAAATATACAATCAACATAAAAATGTTGATATTTATTTGGTATTAAATTCCAAGATTGTTTATGTGCTTGTTCTAATACATACTTAGTAAAATCTTTTTTATATTTCTTAGCCTCAGCTGTTTCATACATTGAAATCATAGGTATTTGTTTTTGACCTTTATTGACCATGAATACTCTAGGTTTTAAATAATGATTTACCGATACAGGTATAGGAGATATAAGTTTTAATTTTTTATTCAAAAAAATTCCACCCTTCTACAATTTTACTTTCTACTATTATATTATATCATGAAATTATTTGCTTGCAAATTTCACAATAAAATCATATAATACATATATACCTGCAAATCCAAATCCAATTTTTAAAAAATATGATTTCCAAATATCACGCATATCAATTTTATTTTTATCTCCATCATCTTTAAGTTTATCAAATTTCATATTAAGTTTGCCTATTTCTTTTTCATTACTCTCTAATGCGTGATGAATACCAACCATAGTAGATTTGACATCTGTTAATGTTTCAGATAATTTATCATTTGTTTTAATAAATTGTGCTATTAATGTATCTGTTTTACCACTTGTAATCTCTAAAGCATTAATTCTTTCTAATATTTTTTCAACATTCTTCTCCTGATTACATGCATGTGTTATAGGATTAACAATATTTTCTTGTTTCATTTTTTACCCTCCTTTAAATAATATAAAATAATATAAAAATACAATAATTTATAAAAACAAAATAAGCCATATATATTATTATTGTTAACACATATGACTTATAAGTAAAAATTTTATAAAAATATTAAATAATTGTGTTAGTTCCTAAATACATTTTAGATATTATATTTGAACCTAAATAAACCTTGTCGATAGTAGTACTATCTAATTTCATATTAATAGATGCTTCAATATACACAGATGCAACTTCTGTATCATTTAAATTTCTATCAAACATAATAACTTCTCCTATGTGTCCTTGAAAATAAAAATCTCTAGTACCACTAAGTCTTGCTCCAATTTCAAACCAATTATTAGCTACAATACTTGATAATACTGTAGTATTTCTACTAATTTCAGTTCCATTTTTATATAATATACTATCATTTGGAACTCTAACCCCTACAAATTTCACAATTTGATTAAGAGATAATGTATCATTAGGTTGACTTTCTGTATTGCCTGTTCTTACATTAAATCCGTATTGACTATTAACACTTCTTGTAAATACTCCAAATCCATTGGTTGTTGCTAAATATCCTTGTCCTGCTATAGCTTGTAAAGTATTTATTCTATGTGCCTCAAATTTAGCAACTAAACTTACAGATGTTGTATATCCACCAATAGTAGCTCCTCTACTCATATAATCATTACTCCCATCAAATAGAGGAGCAGGTTTACCTTCACTATCAACCTCTACTACCCCATTTGTAACTATCTTTGGCATGTTGTCAAGTGTAGTCTGTCCTAAATTCCTATTATTTCCACTTTGGTCATAAAATGTATTAACAAATACATTCCCTCCATTTGCAAATGTTAAAAGTGTCGATGTATCCAATTGACCATTAACAAAACCTATATCTGTTTCTCCTAAAGTAGAGCCGTGAGTAACACGTATGCTTTTTGTTGCACTATCTTTTAATTGCCTCATCCCAAATCCAGCTAATCCACCAGATAAATTATCTAATAATGCCATTTAATCACCCACTAATATTTTCTTGATAAGTACTATCATTCCAACCATCACCTGGAACTATATCTATTATCCTATTTGGGTGAGGATTTGGTAATAAGTAAAAGAATTCAGACTCAGTATTAAATATTGCTCCTATTTCACCTGTAATAGTATTATATGTAATTTGACCATCTAAATACATAGTTACATTTTTTGTATTCTGCAAATCACCTTTGTACTCAACAAACATTTCATGCATTATGCCTGCAAGTCGAGCTTTAGTATATCCACCACCTGTTAAAATTTTTAACATTCATTCTACCTCCTATATCATAAAATATTTTTTATCTTCCTATCCAACTATAACGTAAAGTGTTGATGAGTTAGGAGTTAAAGCATCATACTCAGCCTGTGTTAAACTAACTATATTAGTTACTTTATCTGCTCCTGTTATACCTGTTGTAATAGAATTCACCTTATTGTCTGTAATTCCATCTAGTTCATCAATTGCAGTTTGTACATTTGTAGCAGATAAAAGGCTCGTTTCATTAGTATATGTAACTTGAGAAGCTGTAACACCTGTTAAAAATCCACCACTTTGACCAATAAAGAATGCTCTATTTCCTCTTAAACTTACAACGTCTGCAATAGTCCAATCATTAGCTTGATTTCCTACTCTTGATAATATAATTTGATTTATAAAAGTAAACTCTGGCAATATTCCTGATAATCCAGATAAATTTAAATTTAAAGGAGTCTGTAATCTTTCAGCATCTAATGATGTACTAATACTTTGACCTTGAACCATCATAAATCTAAATTTTTTACTAAATTCATCTGCTGTTGTTGGTAATGCAATCACCCATACACTCATAAATCTTGCATTTGGCAATTGAGTTTGAATCCAAGCACTACCATCCCATTGATTATAGGCTGGGAATCCTGTAACAATATTTACTAATTCTGTTTTAGAGTTTTCTAAGTTTACCTTACTTGCTTCACTTAAAAATAAATGAGAATATAAATTTTGTCCAGCACCAACACCGTATGTAAAAGCCAATATTGTAGAAGTCAAATCTTCATCTCTTACTTTACATTCATTTATATTTGGTCTTTTATTAGTAGTTACTATACTATTTAATGTATAACTATTTGTTGTTAACTCTCCTCCACTTAATCTTACTGTACCAACACTATAATGGTCTGCTGAATGGCTCTGCCAAGGCATTAAACCATGAACCTCTCTTTGAGCAAATTTAACACCTGTACTTGAACAGTAACAAACATATGCAATTTGAACTTCATAAAAAGCCCAAGCAGTTGTGCTCCACTCTATACCATTACCATTATATTTTAAAAATCTAGTTGATGTTATTCCTTCTGGATGAGCAGGAGAAGTCCACTCATAAACACCTTCACTTAATTCATTAGCTAAAAATTCTTGTATTAGATTACCATGATATAAACATCTTAAATCTCCATTTAATGTAATAGTTCTTGCAACATCATCATAAGTTACTATTATATTTTCCCCATCTATAAATCCTGATGGTTCTTTAGTTAAATCATAGTTATTAAATACATTATCAATATCTATTACATTTTTTTTTAATAATGTTTTCCAAAAAGACAACTAACTCACCACCTTTCCAACTACGGTAATATTTCCTCCTGATACAACTGTTAAATCAAACCATACTTTATCATATCCACTAATATCAAAATCATAAATCGTATTTTTTGTACTTGTACTAGATACTAGTGTTAATGCAGTACTCTCAATTCCAAGTATAGTACTTACGACACTCCCTAATTGCCCTTTAAATACTAATGTGAAAGATGTAGCTGTTCCTGTAACACTCATTCTTAGGTCTTTATAGTCTGAAACAGTTAGTTCAGTTCCTAACGCAGGAGATATAGATGCATTATGGAATATTATGCTTGATGTTTTATTACTTAATTTCACAGATAAATTTCCATCAGAATCTATATTAACAGTATCTTCTGTTGTACCATCTTTAATAGTCATAGAACCAATTACAGATAAATTCCCATTAGAATCTACATGAACCGTATCTTCTGTTACAGCATCTTTAATAGCCACAGAACCAATAGTAATATCTCCTACTTCAATACTTGCATTTATACCTACTTTGGGAGTATATTCAACCCAAGTATCAGTATCTTTATCAAATTTATATCTTGTACCTGTATCAATTTCTATAAACTCATCATTATTTCTGACACCTGTTATAGGTTTAATATCTGTACTATTCCCACTATACTCTCTGCTTTTATCAACATATTGTGTAATCATATTTTACCCTCCTTTTTTATTAAAAATTATTTCTTGTATTTTTGTTTTTTACTTCCTTTTTTTATTTCTTTGGATTCTTTGGTTTCTTTAGTTTCCTTAGTTTTAATAATCGTTTCAATATCTTCTTTCACTTCTTTAATTTCAACCTCTTTAATATATTCAATTTCTTTTAATTCGTTTTTATTATCAAATACAAATAATTTTTGTGTTAAAATAGTATTTTCTTCTGAAACAAGTTCAAAATTATGTTTTATAAAAATATCTTTTAATTCTTGTTCTGTTAAAATATTTAAACTATTATATTTGTCTTTTAATAATTCCCCATATCCTTCTAATGTTGAATATGTTATAATTATTTTTTTACCATATAATTTTATCCAATTAATTACTTTATCTATATCATTTACATATTCTAAAACACCAATCATAGTAATAACATCATAATTTGTATTTAAATTAATTAATTCTTCATTTAAATCACAATATAAATCTTTATTATCATCTGTTTTAAAATTATTTAAAGCTACATAATCATACTCTTGTCCTAGTAATTTTTTAAAATATTTATCTCCTGCTCCAACATCTAAAATTTTACATCCTTTAACAATATATTTCATAGCTTGTTCTAATCTTTCTGGGAATTGACATTTATAGTTTTCCCAATTAATTATTTTTTCCATATTATACCCCTTCCAAAACTCTATTTTTAAATTCTTCTATTTGTATTTCACATGTATTTACTGTATTATTAATTTTATCAATTTTATTTTTAAAATTATTAACTCCATCTGTAGATACATATTGAAATGTTTTTATTAAATTTTCTGTATCATCATCACAAAACCAATTATTTAAATCAAATTTATCTCTTAACACAAAAAATTTATTGCTTTTCCCAATAGTCATTGTATTAGTATGTGATTTTAAACTCATTAACATCCCATGCATACGTTCAGTTATATAGATGTGAACATTTTTTATACATTTAATTGTTTGTTCTATATTAAAACTTTCAGGCATCATATTTATTTTAGCATTTGGGTTTATTGATTTTATATCATTAAATAATTGCATATTAAATTTTCTATCATTCCAATCCTCATCACAGAATTGTTGTAAAGGAATTATTAAAATATTATATTTTAAAGTAATAATATGTTTGCATAAATTTAAAACATTATCATAATTTAATATTGGAGAAGGTCTAATACTTATTCCTATTGTTTTATCATCAATATTAACTTTATCTATATTACAATCAGATATATTATAAGACCAAGCCATATCTTCTACTACATGAGAATTATCAGCACAATACAAATTATTGTCTACAGCAAAATTTCTACTCCACTCATCTCTAAAATATATTGATTTACAATTTTTTAAAAATAATCTATATTTTTCCATTTCTATATAATCTGTGTTAATATTATTAGCAATACCTACCCCATATACATATGTTGGATGTTGAAAAAAATGTTCTCTCCAATATGCATTGGTAAAAAAATTAGGAACAATGATGTCTCCTCCACCTACAATAATCCTATTAAAACTTGCTAAATTTTGTGTTTCATTTTGTAAAGCTTCTACTTTATGTTCATGAAATAATTGCTTCCATTTTTTTAAAAATATTTCATCTCCAAAGTTTCCATATCCAAAATAACCAGATACTCCAATTTTCATTTTCATTATCACCTATTTCTATTTACTTAATATAAGATTAATATGTTTAAATCCTGATGAATTAATAGATGTATCATATTTTTCAATTTTTAATCCAACTACACTAAATATATCTTTTAATTCATCTAATGTATATTGGTAAATATGTTCATCTAAATATTCTATTTGATTTTCATAATGTGGAATATCTTTCCAATCATTATATTTATCAATCTTACCCCATGATAAAGCATCTGGTGTACTAAACATAATTACTCCATCATCTGTTAATAATGTTTTTATTTTTATTAATACATCTATAGGATTAAAGTTAAAATGCTCAAATATTTCTGTCATAATAATCATATCAAATTTTGTTTTATAACGAGGATTTTCTTTTTCTATATTACATTGTGTTAGATTAATATTGTATTCTAATGCCATATCTTTATTAAAATAATTCTTATTATCTAAAATTTCTAAATTGCAATTTTTATTTATTTTTGTAAACAAAGATAAAGTTCCGTATCCTGCTCCAATATCTAAACAATTAATAATATTTTTAGTTAATATCCATTTTGGAATATGTGACCAATATCCTTGTTCATATTGTGCATAAATTTTATAATAATTTTCTGGAATTTTTGATAAAATTAAATTTTGTATTTCTTCAACTGTGTAGTATTTATTGTGAGAATTTTGACAATGCATTTTCAATTATATCCACCTTCTTATCCCATGTATGTTTCTCTGCTAAATTATAACATTGTTGTTTTAATTCATTATTATTTTTTAATTGTAAAGCTTTATCTATATTTTTTATATATCCATTTATAGAACTACTTATCATAACAGCATCACCAAATTCTTCATTTAATTCAGTTGATACAGGTATATTGCTTGATACACAAATCTTACCATGATTACATCCTTCTATTGTTTTTAATGGGAAACTATAATCCGATGTTTGACATCTACGGAAAGGTAATAAATTTACATCACAATGAGCATAATAAGCTTGTAGTTCATCATATGGTTTAGCTCCACAGAATATAATTTTATCCATAATACTTTTATTATCTTTTTTAAATTTATCATCTACACCCCAAAATCCACCTACGCAAACAATATAATATCTAGATGTTATAGCTCTTATTAATTCAATATCTACCCATCCCATTTGAGGATTTAATGCCAATGCACCCGAAAATAATAATACAGGAAGATTATTTTCTCTTAATTGTTGTATTTCATTAGGCACTTTAAAATCCATTCCTCTATATTTATCAAAACATCCATTTTCACACATATGAATAGGTTTATCTGTATGTTTTTTATGATAATTATAAATTCCATTTGCAGTAGTTAAAATAATATCTGCTTTATCTACCATGTTTTTTTCTTCTGACTCATTTTGAGGGAATAAATCTAAACTGTCATATAATACATATTTAGGTTGTAAAGCTTCTATATCGACCCATCTATGACTCCATGATGCGAAATAAACATCAATTTGTCCTTTGAATTTATTTGCAAATTTATCCCAAGTATGATATACTGTAAGATTTTCATTAATAACTGTTCTAAATTTATCACTCTTTTTAGTTTGATTAACCCAAAAAATTTTATGTCCTCTTTTTGCTAATTCATTCATTATATGTTGAGGTCTTTGTTGTAATGAATGGTCGTAATCTATTGTATTTGCATAAACTATGTTCAATTTTTTCATAATTTCTCCTTTTATTCGTTTTAATTTTTATTATTTTTATTTTATTTAAGTGAAAAGCAAAAAAAATCACTTAATCATTATATTCTATATATTTTTTTACTATATCTCCATTATTAAACTTTAATTCATTATTATTATATTTTTCTAATATATCTTTACTCATCATATGTTGAGAGTAAGCACTTATATCACAATAAATATTATATCCTTTTTGTTTTACACTTTTACAAAATGGTTCATCTTCTCCTTGCTTATCCCAAGCATATCTACCTACTTCACACACTTTTCTTTTAGCTAAAAATATTGCACCTGTAAAGTCTACTTCAATTAAATTATTTTCTTTTATTAACTGAGGATTTTTTATAATTTCATTTGTAATATGTTTATACCCAAAAATACCACTTTTATTTAATATGTTGGTGAACTTATAAGCATTTTCTATACTATTATAATCTACTGATTCATTTTCTGGTTTAAATAAATATCCATTATATATTAAACTTGCGACCATATCCTCATCATGTGATAAAAGACGTTTTAAAATATCTTTTCTAACAATTATATCAGAATCGCAACTAAATAAATAATCATGTTTTCTTTTTACACATTCATTAAGTATTTTATTTCTTAGTGTAGATAGCCATGTAAATGTATTTTCTATTCTATTTTTAGTTTCTCTAGTATCTTTAAAATTATATTTGCTATTGTATATCTCTATTTTTATATGATTATATTTATTCTTATTCTTATCTCTAAATTCTTTTAATATTTTATCTGAATTATCAGAACTATTATTTAATATGAAATAAAGAGATATTAAATCCTTTGGATAGTCAATCATTTCTATATGTTCAAGATACAATGGTAAAATCCATTCTCTATCATTAATAGGACATGCTATTAAAATTTTTTTATCAAACTCTATCATTCTACAAACACTCCATTCTACTTGTGAAAATTATTTATATATGTAAAAAAAGAAGGTATATCATATTTATACGACATACCTTCTTTTTTAAATACATATTATTATTGTTATTTTACTAATGTTATGATAATATTAAATTAATAACTAAATCAATTCTAACATTTCCATATAAACTTTTTCAACAACACCATTAGAAATTTTATCTTCTGCATATAGGTCAAACTCAATATTTAGAGTTGTAGCTTCTGTAGCACTCATAGTAATTGTCCAGTTATTTCTTGGTTTAGCTTTTAATATTTTAAATACTGTTGGATAGTTATAACCATTAACTTGGTCAGTTACAAGACCATATCCATTAATAGCAACATATCCTGAAAACTTATCTGCTGTAAATGTAATCTTTCTAGTATCTATCCTACTATAATCATATCTTACAATTATATTTGTATCAACTAATGAAGAATTTACAGTAATAACTGCTCCATTAATAGAATATTTTGTAGCGTCAGAAGTTGGTGTACCTAATACTAATTCTGTTCCTGTATCTCTTGCAGAGTCAAGAATATAAACTTGTAATGTTCCTTCAACAGGAGTTGAAGCTAAAGTAATTTGATATGAGTCATTTACTGTCAATATTTCTCTTGTTGGAACATCTTCTGTTAATTCAGTTAATTCTTTACCTGTTAAGAATGCAATAAACTCTAAATCCACCAATGGTAATTCACAGCTCATCATCATATCTTTAGTATGGTCAAAACTTAAAAGCTTATAATTACCCCAACCACCTCTTAAATCTAGTCTTTCTGCACTTGATTCAATAGATGTATTAGCAGCATAGTCAGCATAAAATCTCGATTTCCTAGTAGTATAATCTACAATGTCAAGATTTAGGACTTCTTTTATTCCCAATTGTTTAGATGCTTGTATCATAATATTTATTCCTCCTTATTTTTATTTTGTTTGTTTTTATTATAAAAAAATTAGACCCTTTATGAGTCCAACAATTTTTCTCCCCAATGTCTTACTTTTACTTCATCTTTACTTGCTCCTGCTAATAATGATTTTATAGATATATAAAACTCATCAATTGCATTTAACCTTTTATATTGGTCTATTAATTGATACATAGTTAAATTACCTATATTAAAAAAATTAATTGAAGGATGTTTAGCTGATACAGAAGATATAATATCATTCAGTACATCATGTTTAGATTGATGTTTAATTCTTTGTTCATTTAATTTAATAAAAAACTGTCTTTGTGCTTCTGTTTTAGGTTTAGGTTTTTTATCATCTGTTAATGGAATACAATTTTGTATTTTAAATATATCTGTCATAAAACTAAAATTATTCTTTGATAATGTCCCTATTGTTCCATCTTTATTATTAATAAAAAATAATTCATTAATACTAAATACTACATTAGCATCAAAGAAAAAAGACAAAGCTTTTACTACAGTGTCTTTAAATCCTTCATTATTTAAACAATTAATATATATAAAATCAAATGGATGTATATTTTCAAATCTATCATCCATACCTAGAAGTTCATAGATTTTATAAGATGTTATACTTAATGTACTAATAAATTTTTCATATGTATCTGGTTCGAATTTATTTAATTCCCTAATATCATTTATTTTTTTAGCATATAAAATTCCTAATCCATCAATTTTTATATTTTCACCATATAAACATTTTGTTTTTATGTTTTCTGTGCTATAATATTCCTTATGCACTAAAATCACCTTCCAACAAATGGAAAATCTTTAGCCGATAAACAGAATGTATATCCCCAAAACCAATCATTAAATTTTTGGATTCTTCCATATTTAAAATAATTTTTACCTAATCCTATATTCCCTTGTTTTTTAAATGTATTATTTAGTTCTTCCCATATACCATTAACTCTTAATTTAACTTTATCTTCTTCATCTGCTAATTCCCATAATCTAACATTACACGCAATTATAAAACTTACCTCTAAATCTTCATAATACATATTTTTACTATCGATTTCAAATCTATCTAACATTATTGTTAACGTTGTTTTAGTTACATCTGTAGTATCTACTGTAAAAGGTGTTACAAATAATCTTTGTCTTTTTTTATCTTTAAATATTGCTTGTTTTGTATTAGATATATCATCTTTACTTAATGGATTTTTATCATCATAATATAAATATTTGCATAAATTTTGATTAGCTAAAACTTTATCCTTCAAAAAATCTAAATATTCATCAAGTGTTCCTATCATACTTTAACCACTTCCATTCTACTTAAAAATAATCTTGCCAAGCTATACCATTATTTAAATCATCCATCCCTGTATTTATTGTACTTAATTCTAAATCAAGACGTATAATACCATGTTCATTACCATCTAATGTTGTTCTTTTAAAAGTAACATTGTCATATGATGTGGTTATCCAATTTTGATATGGTGTTCCAAGTAAAAATCTTGTTCCTCCTTGTATCGTCCATTCAATTTTCCTACCATTAACATCATTAGGTATCCATACTTCAACTTGATTACTAGGTAATTTTATGAACTGTCCATCTCTTAATTGGTTCATAGCATATTTACTACTAATACCAAATATTTCTATTATATTTTCATTAAGAGGTTCTTGTTCAACAAATCTAAGTGAGACATTACATCTCTGTACTAATACCGAATTTGGTTTATTTAAATCTTTATTAGCATTGACAACTAACCATCTATAATTATTAAATTCAAAAATATCACCAAGTAATACATCATAGTCATATGTTTTAAAAAATAATTTTATAAAATCATCTGATATAACAGTTGTTCTTTGTAATTCATATGGTTTAACTATTCTTGCTCCTACTTCTGTCCATTCTGTAGGTATAACAGGAGTAGCTTCAATATTTTTTCTTTTCATATGTTTTATTACTTGATAATTACTAGATATTTCAAACACCATATTAGATATATTTTGTAAATTATTTCTAAATATGTTTTGAGGAGTAGGAGTAGATGGAAGATAACTATTTAAATAAGCCTTATATGAATTAAAGCTCATCATTATCACCTACTAACTCTAATTCTTTAATTAATTTATCACATAATGATATACTTTCTTTAACAATTGAATTATGAAGTTTTAAATCATTTATATCATATAATGACTCTAGATTAAAAATTATTTCAATAAAGCTATGATTTTTAGACATAAAATATTTACCACCATTAAGTTGAGATATTACCTTAGCCAAATAAAGCAAGTAATTTACATCATTATTTTCCTTCATGGGCATTAATTTATATATCTTATTTATCAGTCTTTTGAGGTATAAAACTAGACTTTCATTTTCTAAAAATTTTTCCATTTTATCCCCACTCTCATTCAAATAATGATGTATCTAGCGTATGATACCCATAACTTGTTATTTTCTTATCTACTAACTCTATTGAATCTGTTAGTAAATTCCTTTTCTCTTTTAAATGTTGTGCTTCTGAATATAGTTTGAAATCTGTATCATTTAAATGTCTTCTCATTTCCATAATACTATTTGTTTCTTTAGTACACCATTCTACCACCATTAATGTAGCTAATATCTCTTTTTCTAAATCACTTAAATCTGCCGTAAACGCAGTGCTACTTCTATCAGATAAATCTTGATTGCATTTAAAAAAATTAGATATTGCAGATATTAAGAATCCATATATATATTCTGTGTAACTTGATTCATCATTTATAAATAAATTATCTAAATTATAATCAGTAATTTTCATACTAAATCTTTCATATATTTCGGTGAAATTTGTCATGTTTTACACCACCTATGATTCATCTCTTCTATATATTGTTAATTCTTTTGCTACTTCATATAAATCTTTATTACACAATTTGCCTATTACACTTATTTTATTTCTATCTTGATAATCACGTACATTATCTTGTATTCCTTTTATAAAACAACTTATTATACTAGCTTTTATATTTTTTGTAACACTATTATATATATCAACCATTTCATTTTCATCAAGATTAATTACTTCATTTATTTCTTGAGCTGATATAATACGTTTATAATGTTCAGTTAAATATAATGATTTTATAGCATCCTCATTATGAATAAAGAAATATCCATCCTCTGCTAAACTTCTATGATTAGAACATATATATGTTAAATCTTCATATGTTATAGGCATTACCTGTCCAAAAGTTTCAAATCTTACAGTTTTATTATGACTACCTTTTAGTGTCATTCCACCTGTAAATAAAGATTCTACATAAATTAATGTATTAGGCTCAATAGTAACAATACTTCCAAGTTTTCCTAAAAATTTATTTTTTGTTTTATTATTTACTTCTTTAACTTCTTGTCTTTCTTCTGTTAATTGTGTTTTATCTTTATTCATTAAAGATTCTAGCATTTTTTTCATATCTTCTAATTCACTCTTTAATGTTTTATTTTCTAATTCTATTTGTGCTTTATTTTTTACAGCCATAAATATTTCTCCCCTTTTATTCATAAATATTATTAATTTTAAATTCCTCAAATTGTTCTGGAGTATTATTTCCATACCCATATATCCTATGGAATTCTTTGTGGATATCACTATCTAAACAAACACCATATCCATATTTGCTATGTAAATTTAATAAATGGCTATCTAAAGTATTTAATTCATCTTGAGTATAATCCCCTATTTTTTGATAAATAGGAAGTTTGCTTAATTCAAATACTTCTTCAATTATTTTATTAAATGAACGTAAATGATGTATTTCAAAATTTTTACTTCCAGTTAGTACACATTTATAATTGTGATGCTTCATAGATTCTTTTCTCCAAGACAGTATTTGTTTATGAAAATGATTCCTTATTGCAGTAACTCCACCCTTCCATAAATAGTTTTTATCTCCTGAAATTGAAGCTCCGAATTTATCATATGAACACTGAGGACAAATTGCTCCTCTTCTGGATTTATTATTTAAATAAGCTCCAACTGTTCTTTGTATAACATGGTCATTTTCACATTTTAAAATAAATCTTGAGTTTCTATTCTTATATTTATCTAGCCACTCTACCACTTCTAATTTATCATCTTTCAAGTCTTTTAAAAGATTAAATACTGGATATTTTTGATTTTCAGATGATTCTAATTTTTGACAAATAGGGCATCTTGATTTTTTACTATTCCAGTTATTCCAATCTTTAATAAAAATATGTTTTTTTGGGCATATTATTAAAAGCTTAGTCTTTGCGTTAGCATACTCTTTCGATAAAAGTTTATATCCATTCTCTGATTCTATTTGCAATTTTATATAATCATAGTTTAGAGAAAATTTTTTAGCATTATTTTTACCTTTACATTTAGGACAACCTTGCTTCATATTAATAATACTTCTAGGTTCACATTCCCACTCATGATTACATTCATGTAAATTATGTTTAAATTTTGATTTTGAAGTCATATTTATGTAATTACTTAATAAAATAAATTCATTATTAAAATTATCCCGTAATATTTCTTCTATTTCTTTCTGTGTTTTTTTATGACTCATATTATCCTCCTAAAATAAATATGGGAATAGTATAGATGAAAAATTAGGAGTAATTCATCTATACTATAATTATAACACATAACGTTGCAACATTATGCATTAACCAATATAAGTTAATTTAAACTTAAAATAACACTGTAAATATATACTAAATTTTCATAATCCCATAAACGGCTGAACTTGCCACTTTCACGTCCCATCTCTTAGAAAGAGTATAATCAAATGTATTATCTGCATTATCTCCTTGCATTGTTTTTTGGAATATTAAAGTTTCTCCTTCAAATGCAACTTTAACAGGTTTATCTAATCCCATTGAGAAGAAATAAATTGTTGAGTTATCAATACCAAATTCAGTTGTATTTGGAGCTATTTTTTGTGGAATCTGCATTAATTCTACTCCATGGAATGTTCCTAAATAACCTAATCTATTGTATTCAGCACCAAGTTGTTCTCTAAATCCACCTTCTGCTGGAACAATTTTAGATAATGCTGTTTTAGTTCCCATAGCGTATACTTTTGCTCCCATATTTAAAGCTTCTACTCTTTCAGCTAATTCAGTGAATGCTTCTAAAGAGAATGCAGCTTCTTTTAAATTTGTATCTAAAGTGCTATATGTATTAAATAATGCATTGTAAACATCTGTAGAAATTTCAGTTTCCATTGATTGTGATACTTTTGCAATTAACATTCCCCAGTCAACTTTATTAGCAACAATTCTATAAAAATCTTCTTCAATTGTAATACTTCTTGATTCAGGAATTAATACAACATCACCATTATATAATCTTTGTGGTTCAGTTCTTCTATTACCAATACTTGTTTTAGATACTACAAACAATTTATTGTTTGGTACTTCAATATGTAAACTATCTCCCCATCCTACATTTCTTACGTCACCTAATCTTTGGAAATCTGTTTTTACAGTATCAGGAATAATTACATCTAAAATCTCAGAAACTAAAGCAAATACTTCTTCTCTTACTGCTGTTTTACCAAATACTTTAGCATCAAATGCTTTTGATTCTGGTAAATTTGCATTGATTACTGCTTGTCTTAAAATTTCTTTATTAAATTTAGCATGTTTTTCATCATAGCTCATTCCTACTGCATATTCAGCATAACCTACTTTCCCTTGATTATGTAAATAATGTTTATATAATTCAACTCCAGCTTTAACAATATCTTGTTGTTCAGCTGAAAAACTTCTAAATCTTGGTGTATCTAAAATACTCATGTTTATCATTATTTGTTCCTCCTTATATTTTAATTTAATTAATATTTAATTTATTACTTTTTATTACTTTTATTCCTTAATTACATAACTACTAAACAGCTACAACTACTTCTAATCTATAACCATTTACAGTATCTGCTCCAACAAAGAATTTTTCTTCTGCTACAACTTTAAATGCTACAAGAGTTGCTCCACTTAAATTAGCAGCTGGTGCTAAAACATATGATGTGTTTGCAGGAACTACATATTGTCCTACTGTTGGTGTTGATGCAAGTCCATCAATACTAATATAACAAGTATCTCCCATAACTGCTTTTCTTGCTCTAGCTGTTCTTCCTGCTGGGATATAGAATTCTCTTGGGTCTGCAACATCAATTGCATACTTACCTCCAATTAAATTCCTTACTGGTTCATCAACAATAAACACCTCTTGTGCTGTTACATCTGATGGTGTAGAAGCTACCCATGTATCTATAGCCCTTGTTTTTAATTCCAATAATCTTACTACGTTTCCATTCTCTAAATCTGATGCACATTCAATGTTTCTTAAATAAGAATCAACATTTTTAGATGCCATCTTGCCTGGTTTAAAAATACTATTTGCCATAATTTAATCCTCCTATTGTTTAATTTTTAATATTGTTATTATTATATATACTATTTTGATACTCTTTTTGATATCCTATCCCACACGCTTTCATGTTCAACAGTATTATCATCATTAGTATCAATATTTATAGCCATACTACTAAATGTTGTTTTTTCATCAATTTTATTGCTTTTACTTTGTAATATTTTATCACATGCAAAAGATTTTATATCTCGTTCAAAAACATCAACATTTTCATAATCTTTTGATTTTTCTTTCCATTGTTCAATATCATTTTTATTTAAAACATTAGATAGATTTGAAAATACTTTATTAATTTGCTCATCTTTTTCTTTAACCACAATGTTTTGTTTAAAAAGTTTTAATTCTTCAATTTCATTTGTAAGCTTAGCATTAACAGCCATTAATTCATCTAATTTAGAATTCATATCTAATATTTGATTATCTCTTTTCTCAATTTCTAATGAAAAATCTTTATTATTTTCTTCTGGTTTAGAATATTTACCTTTACATCCTTCATCTTCTATGCTTAATGGGTCAGTTTCTTCTAATGGTTCAATTTCAATTTTAATTTCTACAAAGGGTTCTTCTTTAATTGGCTCTTCTACAACAATTTCTTCTCCATCTTTAGCCATTTCCTCTGTATTTTTAGCCATTTCTTCTCCACATTTAGCCATTTCTTCTGTACATTTAACCATTTCTTCTCCATCTTTAGCCATTTCATCAATTTGTAAATCTTCAATTTTAGCTTCGACTACTACATCTTTTAATTCAACATTTTTTATATCAGACATTAACTTAACCTCCTTATCTTTATTCTTTTCTTCAACAAATACAACCCATTGCTCATATAATGTTTTAATATCATTATCTTTACTAAAATCAATAATTCTAGCAACTGTATTATGCATACCTGTTTCATATTTATCTCCAAGTAAACAAATAGCTAAATAAGCATATTTATCTATTTGAATCATGCCATCATCACGTTTATGTTCACTCAAAACTTGAATTTCCATACTGACTTTTTTTATATCATCTCGCTGAAAAATGGCAAGCGTATTACTGCTATAATATTTCCATATAATAGCATCAACTACTAAATAATTCATATCATTAATAACTTCATAATGTAGATTGTTTCCTGTTTCAGGTATAAATCCTATAGCCACCGTATCATTTTCATGTTCTTCAAAATCTGAGCCTTGTCTATTAAGCTTCATTATAATAGGTTTATTAATTATAGTCTGTTCAGCTTCTTTCATGCTTTCAAATGATATATATGATTTATTTTTATTATATAAGTCATGACATACATAAATTTTTAATCTTGCAAATTGACTATTGTTTATTTCTTCTAGTTCATATTTATCAATGCTAAAAGATAATTGTTTCACTCCATCACCACCCCCTCAAAATAAAGTATAATATTATTTATATAAAAATGTATTATTTTTTTTATTATTACTCCATTCATTTAATGCTTTATCTAAATCTGGACTTCTAAAAAATACCCAAGTAAATTTATTATCTTTATTTAATATTTTATTTATATACTGTATTTTATATATTTCCGTTAAAAACTTTAATAGATTTGGACTCTTACAATAAAATACTTCTTCTTTATTAAAAGCTACTTCATGATTTCTTATAAACATTTCTACTTCACACCCATTCTTAAACTATTCTGTTGCTTGATTATCTCTTGTTGCCATACCTGAATCATCTAATTCATCAATATTCTTTTTTTCTCTACCTACCTTACTTTCTTCTAAATCTTTTGTAGATGTTTGGAATGCTGATTGTATTGGTTTTAATTTTTCAGGGTATCCTTTTGCATTTGATGATGCTACTAATCTTTGTAATTGTCTAGCATTTAATCCTATAGAGGATGCTAATAAATCCATTGAAACTATTCCAATACTTGCCATCTTATGAGCATTTTCTATTCTTTCTTTTTTATCAAATATTGTTCCTGTAAATTTAATATCAAACTTATACTTAGATGATATATGTTTTTTAATTACTAATCCCATTATTCCTTCTGCTATAGAATACATGTGAGTTACAAAGGCTTCATCTACTTTTTGTGCATTTAATGTAGTAGATTGATTAGGTTTATCATTTAATGTAGTAGTTTGTGAACTACCTGTACTTTTATAAAAATTATCTAATGCAGTTTCAGCTAGATTTTTATTACTATTACCTTTGTCAAATGTAAAAGATTTAACTTCATCAAATGGCATTACTTTAAAATCTACACCATCTTGCATATTACTTTTTATCATTGCTGCAAATTTTGCTACTGTTGATGCAGATATTGCAAAATCATCTGCTTTGTTTCCACTTCTATTATCTTTATTCCTAGGTATTGTTGCAATTAATAAATTATAAGCATCTAATTGAGATTGTGTTTTCTGTAAATCCTTAGATTGTGCAATATTTATTGTATCTAAAAATAATCCTAGCATTGGTGGAGTTAATCCTGCAAATAAATTATTGAATTTAAATGTGAAAGCTTTTGTAGAATCTAATTTCCTCCAATAAAACCATCTTCCATTTTTAGTTTCTATAATTGCATTATTAGTACGTCTATCACCTTTACTTTTATCATAATTTAACATTTCCATATAGTAATCAGTAAATTCAGGTGGATATAAATCTAATCTTGTTCCTGCTCTAAAGAAATAACTCATATCAAAAGCAAATTCATAACTTACTTCATTTTTAGATACTATCATACAATAGTCACTTGGTAATTCTTGAAATGTATATCCATTTTCACTTTCTCTAAGATAATAAAATTTTGTATCTTCTAACATTGCACCTTCCATCATTTCTAAAAACATCTTTTTAATATTAAATGATTCCATAAAATCATACACTTTATTTTCATATTTTATAAAAGATGGAGTAGTTAATTCTTTCTCTTCTACTTGTGGAATAATCATATAATCCCATGTCAATATTGTAGAATAATATTTTATCAATCTTTTTATTGGCATCATTACATTATATAAATATTGAGATAATTGCCTTAATACTTTTTCATTCATCTTTGGATTTTGAATTAGTTTTTGAACTGTTTCGTAATCTTTAAACATTGGATTCATATTTAAATCTTTTGTTACTTGATTCTGCAACATAGGATGATATGTTAAAGGACTATGCATCATTCCCATTAGCTCTTGTGCAAAATTATTAACATAATTTACATCTATCTCTGAAAATTGAGCTTTTACATTCTCTAATTCCTCTATCTCTTTTTGTTCTTGTTCTTGTATATTATCTATAGGTTTTACTTTCTTCTTCGGCAAAGTTAAATCACCACCTTTCTTACTAATTACTATATTAATAAATTTAATTATAAAATTAAATAATCAAATATTGTACTATCATCATTATTATTTTGGATAACATCTTCAAATTTACTTATGTACCATACAACATATGCTAAAGCTGAATATCTGTCTTTATTTAATCTCTTTACTACACTCTCTACTGAATACTTACCACTACTTAATTGTTTCATTTTTAAATTTGCTATTTCTTCAATTAAAAAATCTGTATTTATATATGGTAATTTTGTTAATGTCAAATTATTATCAGTCATATCAAAATCACTATGAGATTTTTTTTCTAATAAACGTAATTTACCACCTTCTATTGAGTCTATAAAAGATATTATAATATCACTATTTGCTGATTGTGGTTTTAAATCAAATACTACTCTTTCAGCATTATCATATTCAGGTTCTTGCTCTGTATTTATAGTATCAAAACAAGGTAATATATCTCCTGTTACAGGGTCTGTATTTTCTTCTAATAATTTATCTAGAAGACCAGCACCTAGACCATTTGTATCAATAGTTAAAACCTTAACATTATATAATTTTTGTAATTTTTTTACTTCAACAGCTTGTGCATTAAAATTTAATGTATTTGATATGTTTACCAAATTAACTAAATCTATATTTTTTATTCTACCATTTTTATGTCTTTTTATTTTTGCAATAGCAACACTTGTTTGATTATTACTTTTATCAGCACTTCTTGCTACGTCAACTCCCATAAAATATTCAGATATTCCATCTCCTTTTAATTCTGCATTCCTTAACACTCTTACAGACATTAACCGATTTATATCTACCAATTGATTATCTGTATTTCCAACCCACTGGCTACAATAATTTTGTGCAAAAAATATTGGAGATAAAGAATCTTTTTTAGCTAATATTTGAGATTTTGTTTCTCCTCTTCCCATATAACATGCTAATTGCCAACTACTTCCTAATACTATCTTACCTTTTAAGTCTGCCATTTCATCTACCATTTTTATATTCCTTACAAATTCACTACTTCCACGGAATCCACTGGTTGTTAAGAAACATATTTGTCCATTTAATTCTTCAGGATTCACTGTTGCTAATCTTCCTATTGTTCTTCTAGGAATATTAACCACAGGTTCAAGTACGTCTTGAAATAACTCATCGTTTAGAAGATTACTTTCTTCTACCATCAAACGCTTACGTCTAGCCCCTTTCGTTGACTGGTGATTGGCTAAAATATTTATTATACCACCAGAAGTAAATCTTACATCTACCATATCTTTTGTAAACATTTCTTTTACTATTTCATCTTTTAATAAAGGATAAAATCTTAATAATTCTCTATGTTTTTCCTCTACTAATTTTGATGCATTTTCTCTTGTTTGTGCCGTCATAGATAACTCAATGTCAGGATAAAAAATTGCAGTATGGTATAAAACCATAACTTCTTTTAAAGTTTTTCCGTATCCTCTTGGAAATACCCCATATAAAGATATAAATCTAGCCATACTTCTCATAAAAATCCTTTGGTCAATACCTAATCTTATACCTCCCATTTCAGGTGTTATAAAATCATACCATAAATCTGGATTCCATCTAAAATAACTTACTAAGTCACTATATTTATCAAGATTTTCTATAAAAGAATCATTTTGATTATTTGATGTTCTATTTCCCATAGATGTACTACTTTTATTTTTATTATTTAATGTAACATTTTTAAATTTTGGGAAATTAACATGATTTTTACTCATCATTATCACCTTTAATGTCTTCAATATCTTCTACATCATTATTTATGTCATCATTGTCATCATCAAACATACTGTTCTTATTAGAAATATCAAATCTATTTTTATATTCTTTCTTTCGTTCCTCATAAAATGCCCATATATCTTTATATTTAGCAGGAGGTAATCCTTTTAAATCTCTTATATAATTAATATAGCATAGTAAAACAAAATCAGGTAAATCTTGTGGAGACTCTTTAAATTTAGGAAGGATAGGGATAATATCTTCTGCTTGTTCTACAGCTCGTACTAATTGTCCAAAATTAGATAATCCATCTTGTAAATCTGATGCTGATAATTGAGACGGGTTTATTTTAGCTGCACTACCTGCATCTTTTGCTAAACCTCCCCATTTCTTAGCATCTTCAACATCATTTGCAGATGTAGCTAATTCCTCTTTGACACTATACCTAATATATTTTAACAATGCTTCTGTATGCATAGCAGTTTTCTCAAGATAATGATTTTTTAACATTTTATATTTTCTTTCAAATCCTTCATACTCTTCAATCTTATATCCTGCTCCCCATTTTTCAATGATACTATTTGTTAACTCAAACTTCTCAACAGGATTATAAAATTCATTATACTTTAATTCTTTTACTTCTGATGATGATTCAAATATAGAATCTTTCCATAATAACATCCTATTTTGAGTTAAACATAAATTCTTCATATAACTTCCAAAAGGGTCAACTCCAGATTTTAAAGATGAATTCCATAAGTCTTGTAAAAATGGTCTATCCATTAATTTTAATGTAATCTTTACTCTATCGATAGAAACTTGACCTGTTTGACTAGATATCATTTTTTTTATACAATCTTTACAATAATGTATTAATCCAGTCTTAGACATTGGATTATAACTCTTATAAAATTTAATTTTATCCTTTTCAATTGAACACTCTAAACATTCAAAAAGTTCTTTACTTTGTTGAACATCTGTGTTACTATTGATATTGTCATTAGCTTTAGTTTTATTTTTTACTTTGCCCTTAGATTTACTAATAACTTTTTTTGGCATAAAATGCCACCCCTTTCATTCAACAAAAAAATAGATACATATATTAGTGTTAATATAAGTATCTATTTAAAATATAGCATTTTTGTACAATTATTATAACCAAAATCTTATTGGTCGCATATCGGCAAGAGACAATTCTTTATTTTGCAATACTCATATAAGCTCTTACTTTGCCATTACTATCTTTCATTATATATTTATTATTAATTTTATTATTCAAATAATTTAATAAATCTTGTGTTGATTCCATCCATTCACCACGAATACCTTTAAAATGGTTATGTATCCATTTTTCATCTATAATACTCCCTTTAAAATAACATAATAATATAAGTTTATTGCTATTACCTGTATTTAATTGCTTAACTCTTTTTTCAGGATGTTTAGATATACCTATTTTAATATTAATTCCATCTGTTATAGCATATACATATGTCATTTTTTTAATTTCTTCCTTGATTTTTTATTTGTACTATCTTCTACATCATCATAATCTTCTTCATAATAATCTTCTGATTCTTTTATATTATCATAACTAACACAATCATTTACAAATCCTATTTTACGTTGATTTAATTCGGTGTCATACTTTTTTCTAAATTCTTCTTGAGCAGACTTAATATCTAAAGCATATTTATTAGTTGCCTTTGCTATTAAATGATTAAATAATTCTGTTAAATTATCTAATATAGGAACTAAAAATCTAAATATACCTAATGTTGCAATTGCAATTATTAAATAATTCATATCGACACCATCCTATTATTAAAATATTACATCATTTGTATATTTCTTACCTATTCCTTTATGTACAGTAAACATTTTAGCTCCTGCCTTAGATGTTTTACGTATCCCTTTAGAAAATACATTTAATCCCATAATAGACCTAAGTTGTATAAATTCTTTATGTAAAGATAAATCCATTTCTTTATTACTATGTAAATGACCTGCTATATAATAATTAACTTTTATATTATATGTATCCTCATACCCTGATACCGTTGTCTCAGGTTTACTATCATTTTGACCATGATTTGTTAAAAAATTAAATCCATGTATAGTAAACAGATTTAATCCGTCTATATTTTTATTAATAATTATGTTCTGATTATCTTTAAAAGCTTTATATATTACTCTTGAATATATTTTTTCTAAATTTTCTCCTTCTGTATCACCTTTTTTACCACCTAGCAATCGCAAATCTGAATGGTTTCCTTCTGATGTATAGAAATTAATATAAAATCCTCTCATACTTAAATCATTCAACCATTCTTCTATAAAATCAGCATAGTCTAATATAGCATCTACTATATTGTGTTTTAATGACTTTAATTGATTAACGTGTATTAAACCTGATACAACATCTCCCATATCGCAAATATATAATTCTTTTATATTATGTAATAATGCAAAATCAATAACTTCATCTCTTAATTTTATCATTCTTTCTTTAAATATTTCTATATTATATTCATTTAAAATATCATTATTTAAACCTTCTATTTTAAAATTTTCATCATAATGAGCATCTGCAAAAGCAATTACAAGTTTAACATCATTATTATTAATTTTTATTGGATTAGGAATAATCCTGACTTTTCTACTCATTAATTTATTTGATGCTTCATCTATTCTTTCATAAAATAACTCAGTTCTTGATTCTGAACGTAACCATGCATTATATTCATTCTTTTCATCTCTTAGTTTTTGTCTTTCCTTATAAACTTCTCTTTTTACTTCTTGTATTTTTTTAATCAAATCATTTGTTATATTATTTTCTATTTCATTATTTATATGTGGTATTAATTGTCTAATCCCATAATATCTTTTTCTGGCTTCACAACTTGATAGCTCTACATCAAATGCTAATTTAAATAATTCAACATAGTCTATATCATATATCCCATCATTCTTACCATTAACTAATCTAATTATATAATTTAATTCTGATTCTCCTTCTTTTCTTTGAAAGTTCATAAAACCACATCCATTCTACATATTATTTATATCATTTATATCATTTTATTTTTAATTTATAAAAAAGCATATACTTAAAATATAGTATATGCTTTTTCATTATATGTTATTTTGTTTTTACTTATGTTTTAGGAATTAAAGCTTAACTGAATTTTTTACGTTAGATGATAACTTTGCAGTTACTTTTCTACTTGCTTTAACATCAACTGTTTCACCTGTTTTTGGATTACGTGCTTTCTTTGCAGGTGTATCTTGTACTTCAAATTTAACAAAGTTTGGAAGTACTACAGTATTTCCTTCTGCAATTTCAGCTTTAACTGCTTCTACAACAGTTTCAATCATTTCTCTTGCTGACTTCTTTGATACTTCATATTTTTCTGCCATCTTTGCTACTAATTCATCTTTTCTAATTTCCATAATTTCTTTTCCTTCTTTCTAATTATTATTTTATTTTTATTACTTATAATATACAAATACTACTCTTCATCAGGAGTATTTGATACTGCTACATTAATCTTTACTATTTCTCCATCAAAATCACTTAATAATTCTGATAAAGGTTTTACCCCAAGTTCATCAAACTCTACTTCCATATTATGTAAGTTTAAAATACCTGTTAGTGCTAAACTAACTTTCTTAACTATTTCTTTTGATTTAGCTTTTTTTGCCAAGTGTATTACCACCCTTCTACATATAATGTACTTCTTAAATCTATATATCATATTTAATTGTAATTTGAGTGATAAATATCGTTTTGAGTTCCATACCCATTGCTATTTATTATAGGGTTGCGAATATTTTTATTTATCACTATATTTATATATTACCACGGTATTATATATATGTCAAGTACTTTTTAATTTTTTTATTTATTTTTATTTGTTTACTTAGAATTAATACCTAAAACATTTCTTTCTGCCCTATCTTCGGTTCTTCTATTTAACCACATTAAAGCTTCTTCTATATGAGTTAATGCCATAGCATTTTCTGTACAAGAGTATTCACTTGTTTGAAAACATTGAAGTCTATGTCTACATATTTCTAATAAATCTTCTGCTGTTAATCCATCTTCCGAACCTTCAAAATGTCTACCTCCATTTTGGAATTGAAGAGCAATACCATATTTACCACTTTCTAAATCACCAAATATAACTTGATATTCATGATAAGAATTTCCATTTCCTTTATCTCCTCTTGCAACTACTGTATTTAATTTATATCTTTTTTGTATAGTATTTAATTTTTCCATTTTATATACTCCTTATATTAAATCTGCAAATAATTTAGATGCTTCTGACCTAACATCTTCATCTAAAATAACAATTCCTACTAATGGATTTCCTTTTGATTTTTCTATAAATAAATTTATTCCATTATTCTGTTTAAATCTTTTTTCTGCTTGTTTATTATCTCCTGTGAATACAATACAAGACCCACTAGAAATTCTTGTTCCTACAAGTTTTAATAGTTTTACATTTAAATCTTCGCATTCATCAAATATAACATATGAATCTTCTATATTAATTCCTTTTAAGAAGCTAACAACATCCATATTTATTTTATCTTCTCTTAATAAATTATCTAAATAAAATTGGTTATTATCTTTTTCTACATATTGTAATAATGGTTTCATATAGTTTTCTATTTTTTCAGCTTTTGTTCCAGGCAAAAATCCTATATCTATATCATCAGCAGGTACTGGAGTTCTCCAAAAAGTAAGACTTGAGTAATTTCCTTTATCAAGATGATATACTCCCATTTTTACAGCTAATATAGATTTACCAGAACCATATGTACCATTAATTATTTTTATTGGTATATCTTTATTATTTAATAAATCTAAAGCAAATCTTTGTTGCATATTCCATCCTTTAATAATTTTAGAAGGTGGCAATTTTAATGCAACTAAATTTTCTCCATCGAATCTAAGTTCAGAACTATAATTTTGGTCATTTTCTTTTAAATCTATATTTATAATTTCTACATATTCATTTGTTAAAAAATTATAAGTATTTTTATTGTTGTTTAAATCATTATATAATTGATTTATTTCTTGTGTGTTTAATTTAATAGACCTATGACCTTTATAATTATTATCTCCCTTATCAAATCCACGACTTTCTACTCCTAAAGCTTTTGCTTTTAATCTTACATTTAAATCATTTGATAAAAGGATAGCCCCATTTTCTAAAGCTGTTAAAACAATTTTATTATCTCTCTTACCATTTTCCCAATCACTTGGGAAATTCATGTATATATCTTTAATAATAAATGTAATTTTATCTTGATATTTTTCTATTTGTCTAGATGATTCTCTAGCTAAATATCCAAGTTTTTCATTATTTTTTAATCCATCAATTTCCTCTAATACACTAGAACATATAATGACTTCATTCTTGACTTCATTATCATCCAATAATTCATTTAAAACATTTACATTATGCAATAAAATATTTGTATCTATAACAAATTTACTCATAAAGGCACATCCTAAATTTTACTTTTTATTTGTAATAATCTTCCATAATAATCCTCTACATAATAAGTTTTTGAATTAGAATTATGTTGTTTATTACAAACTATTAGACCAAGAAATCGACCATTCTCCATTTTTAAATATCCATTATTAATTAACCATTCTTTTTGAACTTTTGTTATTTTTACCAAAAATATCATTCCTTTTTATTGTTTTTATGTGAAATAAATAAGCCTTGAAAGTCTTACCATTAAAGACTTCCAAGACAATATACGCAACATGGCATAATTTACTTTACATAAAGTTCATTTTATTTTTTTTAATATAATTATTAAATCTTATACTAACATTTAATTTATATTTATTTATTAAAATATCATATATCTCAATTAAATGATTTTCTAAACATTCAACATCTTTAATATTATATATAATTACATCATCTATAATATTATCATTTAATTTAACTTTGTCTATATTATAATTTTTATTAATTAATACTCTATATTTATTAGGATATTTATATACTTTTGTTTTTAAACTATTATTTGTTCTATTGTTAAATTGAACTATTTTTTGTATTTTATCTCTTTCAATAACTTTAATCATATTATTATGTTCTAATTTATTAATCATCTCTGCCATATTTTGAAAATTCATAGTACTTAATTTAGATAACATTGCAAATGAACAATAAAATACATCTTCTTTATCACTATATATTTTACTTAAATATAATAAACTCAACATAACCATTTTCATTTTTTTAGTTCTACATTTATTTATTTCTAACATTTCACTTAACCATATATCAATAGAAATATTATCTATAAAATTATAATCTTTTGTATATGCATCAGATAATACACTATCTAATTTTTCATTAGCATCTTTATACCTTAAATGTTTATCTTGTTTAATTAACCATTCTAATATTTTTTCTTTTGCAACATCTATATCTATATTACAATATTTAAAATATTTTCCTAACAAGAATATACTTCTTGTTAATGATAAATGTTTATCTAGTCCTGATGTTAATAATGCTTCTGCTCTATCTTTTTCATTGAACATACTATTATCACTTTCCTATCCCATTTTATTATTCTAATTTATAATATCTACCTAAATATTCTGTATCTCTTATGTCACAAGTTTCTATAGGTAATTTTGTTTTTTCTTCTTGATTAGATATCATATTTTTTATTATACCTACACCTGTTATACTCCAACAAAAGTTTTTCTTCTTGTTTTTATATTTTACATAATTTAAATATACTGCATATGTTGCTACTTCTTCATCACTTAATTTTAATGCACTTACTTCTATTATATATTTATTATATAAATCATCCCAATCAATATTTGTGTTTTCAACCTCTTTTTTTGTATATCCTTCAAAAAATTCTTTATTTAAATCAAATCTTTTTGCACAATAATTCTGTTTATTTAAATCTGTTAATTCTCTATCAAATCTTAAAAATATATTTTCTATTTTTTCCAATATATCTTCTTTAATTTCTATATCTTTATTCATAAGAATTTTACTCGTATCAAAGAATACTTTTTTATATTTAATAATTTTTTCCCATTTTTCAATATCCCAACATAAGTAATTTAAATTGCTCCTTGCTTTAGATAAAATACTTAATTTAGAATAATATTCTCCTGCATATTTCATAAAATATGGTAGTGGTCTTGCATATTTTGCTATGTGATATGGTATATTCCAACGGACTCCTGTTTTTGCTGAGTCGATTTCTTTACCATTAATTACAGAAAGTAAATTAACATACCCTATATATTTTTTTCTCATTTCATCATTTTTTGTTTGTTTATTTAAATAACAAGTTGCTACATTACTTATTTCTCCAATTCTATTATCTAATGAACGTAATATATATCCAATTACACTATCTTTATTATATAATTCTTGTAATGCAGTAATCTTATCATCTACATCTATAACAATTGGTAAATCACGTTGTACACCTTTTTTCATTATTTCATTATCTGTTACAAAAACTAAGTCTCCGTCTGTATCGCAACCATTTAATCTATTCATAGTTATATCATATCCATTTAACATACATACATTTTCTAAATGACCTAAATATTTAATAATATCTTTATTATTTGTCTTCTTTAATATAACATGTTCAGATGGACATATATGAGGGTTTCTATCTATTAAATATTCATTCCTATTTAATCCATAAGAATAAAATTCTCCTTCTTTTAAACAACCTTTTAATTCCATCCCTCCTGCATATTCCATTAGCATTATAATATCAGGAATAACTATTTTAAAACATCCTTTTATCCATAACTTTCCCATTTTAAAATCAGATATATATTTTTTCAATAAATTAATAAGATATTCTCTAACCTTAATATCATATACCATGTCTGAGTTTAAATATAGGGCTTCCATATATCTATTCTTCATATCAAATGCTGTTATATCATCAATTATATTTTTATTGGAATCTATAAATTCTTTATCATCACTACTATCTTTTTCTTTTAAATATTCATCTATATAATCATAATCATCCATTTTTTTATGCATGCCTAAAAATTTATAACTATATAATTTATCTCCACCTAATATCTTTTCTACCCAAGACTTACTATAATTTGCCAAAGATATAAATTCATCTTTATCTAATTTTAAAGTCTGTAGATATTGATAATTTACTCTTGTATATACAGGCTCTTCTTCTGTCCTAAAATTCCATTTAGTAATTCCCAAACAATGATTATATTTTTTAAAATTATATAGATATTTTTGGAAATCATTATAAGTATTTGTCTCTTTAAAATAAGAATATCCCTTATACATACTTTTAGTCCATATACATTCAATGTCATCTATTGAATGTTTAACACCCCATATATCAGTTATTGTGTTGATTCCTTTGTCTTTATAAAATTTCCTAAAATCAACTTCAATACTTAATCCTTTAAAATATGGCATCCTTATCATATACGTCGTAGGAGGTTTACCTTCTATACCTATTATATTAGCCCATTTTTTTGATATTTGTGGAATATGTAATCCTGACCCATCGGCAGGTGTTATTTTTATATCTCTTATCCCATTTTTTATAATTTTATTATTATATGTTTTCTGTACTCTTGTTTCTTTATCTATAAATGTGTTTTGTTCTTCATCTACATACATTATATTTTGATTTTTTATAATTCTAGTAAAATCATCTATTACTATAATTTTTGGTAATTCTCCTTCAATAAAGAAACAAGATGAAAACATTAATCCTCTATATGCAGTATATTTACTTATAACAATATCTTTGATATCTAAGCCCATGTCAATTACTTCATTCATTTTGCTCGTAATGGTAGCATCTATGAATCCTATAATACCATTTCTACTCATAGACGCTGAACGTTCTGTAAAATCAAACTTAATACCATTAATATAAAATCCTTCTTGTAATAATTTCTTAATTACAATAGTATTATTATGATTACCTTTACAATCTACAAATACAATATACTTATTATATTTATCATTTGTCTTTGTTAATCTTCTGATTTGTCTAAATATCATATTATCAGCTTGTTTAATTAAAAATAATTTTTCTGTTTTATCATTTAATGTTAAATTAAATTCGCTATCAATTAATACTTTTAATTTTACTTTTTTTATTATGTATAAATCAGGTGACATTCGCTACCTCCATTTCTTGGCATTTAAGATATTACTCAAAATCTAAATGTGCTCTATGTGGTGGATATGAACTATTTTCATCTTCACTAATCATATCTTTCCTAGTATATGTACCATATGCGAAATCACATATATCAATACGTACTTTTTTATCAGTATTATTAAATAATATAGAGCCAAAATTATTATTATTTATATGCCAATCATAACATCTTTTCATACCATTAATAGGTTGTAAGTTTAATACACCTTTATCTTGAAATATAATTGAACATTTTTTTGTATCTACATCTTGAACTATAATCCTAATAGAAATACGTCCATGTTTAGATTTTCTGTATATATCTCCTAAGATTTCACTTACATCATGTAATCTTATAGCAGTACTTGTATTATCAAATACACAGTATCTAAAACTTCCAATAGGATGTTCAGGAATTGTTAATTTACCAATTAATGTTGTTACTTGTTCTTTTTTAAAATCTTCATGATAACTTTTTTTAACTTTACTAGTCTTACTAGTCTTACTAGTTTTACTAGTTTTTTTTACAGACTTAACTTTATTAGTTTTATCTAATTGTTGATAATTTAATACTTCTTCTAGTGCTAAAACAATACCTTCTCCTAAAGTACTAAATTCATTTCTATTTAGTTTTTTTCTACCCATTTTTATTATCTCCAATCTAATAAGGTTAGTATGAGTTATTAACTCACCTAACCTTATTATAATATATTATTATTATTTTGTCAACTATTTAAATAAATTTATTACATTATCTTCTTTGATATATTTTTTATTATTTTGTTTAGATTTTTTACTACTATCTTTGTTCTTTTTTAAATTATATCCATTTTGTAAATACTCTAATTGTTCTTTTGATTTATCTATTTCTGATTGAGTAAACATATCATCTAAAAATCTGCTATACTTACATGGAGCTCCTCTTGATATTAAATTATATGATAAATGTAATTCTTTTATTGCTCTTGTACATAATACATATAACAATCTTCTCTCTTCTCTTTCTCCTCCTTCATATAAATCTGACTTAATATGAGGGAACATTCCTTCTTGTATTCCAACTCCAAAAACATAATTATATTCTAATCCCTTACTTTTATGAGCTGTCATTATATTTACTTTATCAATTTTATTATAATCCTTTTTGTCTTGAGTTTTTTCATCTTTAGCTTGTATGATTTTATCTATATCTGATAAAAATTTCTCCATATCTATATATTTTTCAGCATGTTCACAAAATATATTTAAATTATCAACTTTCTCAGTGCTATCAGTTGTAGTATCAATATTATCCCCTATTATATATGCATCATAATCTGTTATCTCTCTTATTTTTCTAATGATTTTATCAATACTTACTTTACCAATCATAGGTTTTATTGTTTCATATATGTTATTTAAATCACCTATTCCTGAACGATACTTAAATATTATATCTTTATGTAATCCACTCATTGCATCAAAGTATTTTATATTCTCATTGTCACCTATTTCTATTAGTTTATCCATAAATACTTGTCCTAGCCATCTTGGTGGTGTAGCATATATCCTTTCAAACGCATCATTATCTTTATTAAATGCTAGTTTTAAAAATGCTATCATATCTTTTACTTCTTTATACTCAAAAAACGACCTTACACTTCCATGTATTATATATGGTATATCTAAATCCATAAAAGCTCTCTCTATTGAACATATTTGTGCATTTGTACGTGTTAATATACAGAAATCATTCCATTTAGTTACACCTTTATTCCCTTTTACATCATTCGTAACAGGTATATTATTATCTCTACAATATATCTCTTTTATTTTCTTTCCAATTCCTTCTCCTTCATTTAAAGATTCTAAATAAGCTGTTAATGTTGGTTTCTTATGTTTCGGATTATAAGCAATAGCATCTTTATAAAACTTATGTTGACCCTCTTCTGAATTTTTTAAAAGTTTATTTGTAATACTTACTATGTCTTTACTACATCTATAATTTGTTTTTAGATGTAATATTTTAGCATTTTTAAATAATGTATCAAAATTACTTATGAACTTAGGGTCACTTCCAACAAATCCGTATATTGCCTGTCTCATGTCTCCTACCCAAAACATTTGTTCATTTTTATTTAACATCTGCAATAAATGTATTTGATTTGCATTCGTGTCTTGACATTCATCAGTTAATATATACTTATATTTGTCTTGATACTTTTTAAGAATATCAGGCTTCTTCTCTAACATTCTTACACAATAATATTGCATATCATCAAAATCTAACATCTTCTTTTGTATTTTAGTCTTTTCATATAACTCATATATCTTTCTCATTTCATCATCATTATATTTTACATCTGATGTTATAAATGGAATAAAATTATTAGCTGTATAATATAACATATGTGATTTTTGTAATCCTATAAACCTTAATATGTATCCAACATCCACTTCTTTTGCTTTTGTATTAATACCTAAATCTTTTACAACTATATCTTGTATCATTCGTTTTTTATCATAATCTCTCATTATCCTTGCAGTAGCAAAAAAACTTTGCTCTTTTCTTAACATATTATAACATATACTATGAAAAGTACCTATATTTACATTATTTTCTCCTATTTTTTTCATTAATTTTGAACTCATATTGTCTGTTGCACTTCTTGAGAATGTTATTAATAATATATCTTCATCATTAACTTTATCATTTTTTATTAAATGCTCTGTACGACCTATAAGCATTGTTGATTTTCCAGAACCAGCTGATGCTAATACACATACATTTCCTCTTGCTTTAATTCCTTCGATTTGTGCATCACTATATTTACTCAAATCAATAGGAGTATTTCTTTTATTTCTATTCATATCAGCAGGTGTAATAAAATATTGCTTATTATCATCTTCATCAAATTGTAATCTTAATATATCTTCTAAACTCATATCTAATTGATTTTTTGCTATCATTTTTTACCACCTCTCTATTTTATTTTTATATTTTATTTATTAATACTATTTAACATTATAAGTATATAATATTTATTTTACTTTGTCAATGTTTTATTTGTATTTATTAATAAAATTCTACATAAATAAAAATATAACCTTCAAACACGCTAAATACAATGGGGAGAGTTTCATGCAAATTTCTTGCATTTAAATTTATGGTGCTACTTTCATGCAGATTTTTTGCACAAAAACATTATGGAGAGAGTTTCATGCAAGTTTCTTGCACGTAAGTAGCCGTATATATAATATAGTTACTATAGATATATAGATATAGTTACATTAGATAAATAAAATATTTACAGTTATACCGTTCGGTATATATTGAATTCAACATATCATAAAAATAAAAATAAATCAATTACTTTTTCTTGACAAAATAAAAAACTTATTATATAATATAATCACATAGTATCAACCAATTAAATCAAAGGAGAATTAGTACAATGATAAAAAAATACATCATAGTCAATCCACAAACTAAAGTTTTTATTTGTGATGATATTGATAAAAGTATAAATAACGTAGATATACAAGATGCTGATGCTTTTTATACTCCTAATGAGGCTATGCATTGGCTCAATAGACATAGAGATAAATCAA